AGAGAATGAGTTAGTGGGAGGTACTCAAAGTAGTGATGTATATCCTGTTACTTCTATTAAGGCTGTCTATGATGAGAGTAATGAAAGGCTAGATAATATTATAAAAAGAAGAGGTATAGTTAATATTTCTACTAGTTACAATAGTGAACATATAGCAGAGGTACTGACTCTAAAGCAGGCTATTGCTAAAGTTCCCTCTAATGACAGGGTTTTAGGATTTCAAGGAAAGTTTTTATCAGAAGATGGTTGGAATACTTACATATTTAATAGTGATTCTATATCTGATTGGAATGATGTTTCAAAATGGTATAAAGATGTTAATAATGTTGAACTAAATAAGAATTTTTTATCATCTTATCCCTTTTGTAAAACAGAAGTAAACTATCATATAAAAGAATTGTATATAGACAAAGATAAATTACCTAAATTTGCAAATTATGGGTTCTTATATCTTGGTTTTCAAAATGAAGAAAATAGATATGTAATACAATTTGTGGGAACAAATGATAGTTTTGCAAGTTACACAAATATATCTTATATGACTTTTAATGGAGAATCACTATTGAGTAATATGTCATTAGAAATTATTAAAAATGACACTAAAGAAGTATTAGGATATATTATATTAAATGATTTTACTACTAAAACTCCTTTATATAAAAAAGTTGAATTAACAGATTATATATTTAAACTAGACAGCAATCCTATATTATTTTCAACAATAAATAAATCACTTTTAAACGGTAGTATAACTAAATTAGAAGACAAGGTAATTGGAGATAGTATAGATTTAATTTTAGGTGGTTGTATTCCAACAAATACTGGAACTATAGATTTAGGGAATATAATCAGTACTAAGGATTTTGCATATAAAATCATAGACTGCAAAGAAGGAGACAAATTTTTAATAAATGGCTTAGGGGGATATGCTCCAAGATTGTTCTGCTTTATAGACACTAATAATAATACTGTATCAGCATCTATTAGTAATTTTTCTGCTAAAAATTATTTATTATCAGCACCTGCTAATAGTGTAAAGTGTATTTTTAATTTTATAATTAATCCACAGACCTCGACTGAAGGATTTGTGTCTCCATCATTATATAAATATGATAATGTTTATAATATATTTAAAAAGAACTATGATTTTGCTTATGATATAGAAAATTATTATTATACAGAAAATTTAGACCTAAATAATAAAATACAAGAACTATATATACAAGACACAGATTATAAGTATTATAGGTTTGTATATTTCTTTTATCAAAAGTCAGAATCAAGATTTGTAATACAAATTAAGGGTAGTAACAGCCCCGACTTTACAGATGAGGAAACAGTTGTTTATCATACAAGTAGTAATATTGAAAATAAATCTTTAATTACACTGAAGAAGTACAAAGGCAGCAGGCCTACAGGAGGAATTGCAGGCTATATTATTGTTAGAAATTTTACAAAAGAAGATACAAGTAATCTAGCAGCATTAAAACCAGTGTTAGTAGAAAAATCATTTGATTTAATGCAAAATACATATATTGCTTTGGCTGCAAATAAAGCTGTTAGTACTTTAAACTACCCAATTAAGACCATTGGTGCTTTATATTTTGATGGATGGACTGGAAATTCTGGATATAGTTTAGCTAATAAAGAATTATTTCCTAATTCAACTCTACCTGATAAAGAAGGATATAGTGATTGGAGAGAATATGCAAAAGCACATGACTCTGAATTAATAAAGAAAAATCATTTGCCCCCAAGTGACTGTTCTTTTTCTATGTTTTACCCTGAACAGGCTTTAGAGAAATATCCTTCAAGAAAACCTTATTTTGGTTGGATAATAAATACAACAGAGCAGATGGAAAAACAAATTGAAATGGCTGTTAAATATGGAATAGATTATTTTGTTTTTTGTTTTTATGTTGGTAGTAATGACCCTGTATTTGATGAATCGGGTAATATTAAAATTAATGTATTAGAATCAAACCCATACAATAATGCTGTATATAGATTTTTAGAATCTACTAATAATTATAAAATGAAGTTTTCTGTACTTGTATGTGACCACGGTAATAGAACAAACGGAAAAACACTATTTCAACTTCTAAAATATATAAATGAGAAATTTGTATCTCATCCATCCTTTATGTATATAAATGGCAGACCTATGATATGTTTTTTTGATTCTCATTTTCAGAATAAAATAAAAGCATCTCATCAAATAAATGGAAGTTTGTTGTTACAAAATGGAATGGGAATAATACCTAAAAATGGGATAAATGGTAGAATGTCTTATGCTGGAGCAATACCTTCTAATATAGGTTTACATCCGTATAATGATATGTCAAATTATAATAATAATATAATAAACAATTATTATGTTAATAGCCCATCATATATGGATATTCCTACAGTCTCTGTAGGAAGAAATGAATTTCCAAGAGCAGATTTTATAACTAAAAATGAAACAAATAATTATGGATTTGTAGAACCAACAAAAGATGAATTATTAATACATTTCAAAAAGGTAATAGATACTCTGCCTAAGTATTCTAAGCAAGACCAAACATTGCTTATTTACGCGTGGAATGAGTTCGGAGAGGGAGGATATTTAGTTCCAACAGAAGGAATAACTACAACTGTAGTTAATGAATATCCTTTATTGGATGATTTAGGAGAGCCTATTTTAGACTCATCAAGTAATCCTCTATATTGTGATGATTACAAATTACAAGCAGTAAAAGAAGCAAAAAAATATTGGATAAACTTGTAAAATTTTATAAAATTCACTTTACTTTATAATATATTATTAGCATTTCTGTTATTTTATCTACATAAATCACTTATGCTATTGCGTAGGTGATTTGTTTTTCATATATTTGTGTCCTATTAAAGATATATGCTATGGTAACAAAATATATAAGAATTATAGTATCTTCTTTATTAGTATCACTTGCTATAGGTTCTTATGTTTTATACAATAAGAATCAAAATTTGAAGGAAGAATTGTCTATATCAATATCTAATGAGAAGGCATTTATTGCTGAGAACTCTTCATTAAAGAATGAGAATATAGTATTTAAATTTACTGTAGAACAGTTAAACTATTACAATGACTCAATCTTAGAAAAGATGAATGAGGTCAGGAAGGAGTTAGATATAAAGGACAAGGATTTAAAACAAATGCAATACTTACTATCTGAAGCTCAAAGAAAAGATTCAATAGTATTTAGAGATACATTGTTTAAAGAACCTGCATTAAACTTAGATACTATAATAGGAGATAAATGGTATCAGATGAAGCTAGGACTTAGATACCCAAGTACAATAATAACTGAGCCTAAGTTTACTAGTGAAAAGTATATTGTAACAAACATTAAAAAGGAGACTATTAACCCTCCTAAGAAGTGTTGGCTATTAAGATTATTTCAAAAGAAACATAAAGTATTAGAAGTAGAAGTTGTGGAGAAGTGCCCCTATGTAGAGAATAAGCAACAAAGATTTGTAGAAATTATAGAATAAAGAGTTATGATTGACTGGGGTATAATAATAACAGGAGCTGTAGGAATAGTTACTAATTTTGTAACATGGTTCTTAGCTAGAAGAAAGTACAATACTGAAGTAGACTCTAATGAGATTGAGAATCTAAAGAAATCCTTGGAGTTCTATGAAAATATTGTGAAGGATAACAACAAGAAGTTGGCATTCTATATTGATTTAGCTGAGAATAATAGAGTAGAGGTGTATAGATTAAAGGGTGTAATCCACAGATTATTAAATAATTCATGCCTTGATAATGGCTGTATTAAGAGACAATTCTATACAGAAGAACAAATAAGAGATATATTAGGTGAAATAGCACCTCATAATAAAGTTTATAAAATAGAGGATAAAGATGAATCTGAATCTTAAAAGAAAGAATTTTGCTGATACCTACACACTAGGTAATCTGTTTGTTAATGGAGAATACTTCTGTGATACTCTTGAGGATAAGGATAGAGGACTAATGGATAGTATGTCATTAGAGGAAATCAAATCCAAGAAAGTATATGGTCAGACTGCTATTCCTAAAGGTACTTATGAGATTACATTAGATGTAGTAAGCCCTAAGTTTAAAGATAGAACATGGGCTAAATTCTGTGAAGGTAAATTACCTAGACTTATCAATGTAAAAGGTTATGAAGGAGTATTAATCCATGTAGGAAATAAAGCTGAGGATACCTTAGGTTGTATCCTTGTTGGTCAAAATGCTACAAGTGGATTTGTTAATAGTAGTACTGATACATTCAAGAATCTTTATCAACTTCTTCAAGACAGCAAGAATAAAGGTGAAAAATTAACCATTAAAATTGAATAACTATGGCAAAGAAATGTGGATGCAAAGGTAAGGGAAAAGGTAAAAAGAGTAAGTAACAATTAAAACTTAATAACTATGGCAAAAAGAGGAAGATTATGGTTCTTCTAAGTTATGGGACCACTTCAAAGATAAATAATAGTAAGGGTAAGTATTACTTACCCTTTTCTTTTTGTCTATACTATAATTTATTTTATATATAAGTAATAAGCATTTTATTTAAGGGTTTGCATAATTCTAAAATTGTTTCTACCTTTGTATTGTTTTAACAAAGAAGTAGAAGTATGGTAGCAGAAGAACTAAGTTTGGATAACATTCTAGGAGCAGATGAAATTGAAAATCTGTTTGTAGAGGATGGTGAAGAAATACAGGATACTCCACCTGCTAATGAGGAGACTTCTGAAGAAGAAGATAAAGAAAAAAATAAAGAAGAAACTACTGAGGTTGTTGATGTAGATAGCCTATTTACAGAAGAACCAGAGAGCGTAGGTAGTGGAAAAGAAGATAATACAGAGGAAAAGGAAGGTACTAAAACTGACAAGGAAAAAGGTACTTCTCCCAAAAACAACTTCTACTCTTCCATTGCCAAAGCCTTGAAAGAAGAAGGTATCTTCCCTGACCTTGATGATGAGACTGCTGATAAAATTAAAGCACCTGAGGATTTTGCTGATGCTATTGAAAAGCATATACAAGCAAGACTTGATGAGAGACAAAAGAGAATAGATGCAGCATTGAATGCTGGTATAGAGCCTTCTGAAATACAGAAGTATGAGAAAACTCTAAGCTATCTTAACTCTCTTCAAGACAGTGAAATTACTGATGAAAGTGATAATGGTGAAAGATTGAGACAGCAACTTATCTATACAGACTTCATTAACAGAGGTTATAGTAAGGAAAGAGCACAAAGAGAAGTGCAGAAGTCCTTTAACTCTGGTACTGATATAGAAGATGCTAAGGAGGCTTTAGCTAGTAATAAGGAATTTTTCCAAACTGAGTATGATAATCTTGTTAAAGATGCTCAGGAAGAGGAGAAGAAAGAAGCTCAGGAAAGAAAAGAGCAGGCAGAAAAACTGAAGAAATCTATCTTAGAGGATAGTAAAGTATTTGGGGATTTATCAGTGGATAAATCTACAAGACAAAAGATATATGATAATATCAGTAAGCCTGTATATAAAGACCCTGAGACAGGAGAGTTCTATACTGCAATTCAAAAGTATGAAATGGAGAATAGAACAGAATTCCTAAAGAATGTAGGTTTGCTTTTCACACTGACTGATGGTTTTAAGAACCTTGATGGTCTGGTTAAAGGTAAAGTAAGAAAAGAAGTAAAGAAAGGTCTTAGGGAATTAGAACATACCCTCAATAATACATCAAGAACATCAGATGGTAATTTGAAGTTTGCAAGTGGAGTTGAGGATGACCCAGAATCTTTCATTGGTAAAGGTTGGGACCTTGATGTCTAAACATATTAAAAAATAACTGGTAAATATTAAAAATTTATGGCTGGAAAGTTAGGTAAATTTCAAATGGTAGGCTTCCAACATTGGAAGGGACTTACTAAAGAGAATCACTTGGGTTCTATCTTTCAGTTAGCTCCACAGAAGGCTACAAACCTGATGGTTCAATTACTTGCCTATTATAGAGGAAAGACTCTTGACACATTCCTAAATCAATTTCCTACAAGAGAATTTGAAGATGATAATGAATATTATTGGGATGTTATTGGTTCTTCAAGAAGAAATATTCCTCTTGTAGAAGCAAGAGATGAAAATGGTACTGTAGTTACTGCTAAGAGTGGTAATGTTGGTGTAGGAACTACTCCTTTCTATCTTGTATTCTCTGAAGATTGGTTTGCAGATGGTGAGGTTATTGTAGGCCACTTGAACCAAGTATATCCTTTCAGAGTTCTAGGTGATGCAAGAATGGAGGGTACTAATGCAGTTTATAAGGTAGAACTTATGGGTGCTAATACCGCAGGTTGTCCTGCTGAAAGACTGCTTGCAGGTGAAAGATTCTCTATTGATTTTGCTCCTGTAGAAAAGGAACTATCTAGAAAGGTTGGTGATGTAAGATTCACTAGTCCTGTTTCTATGAGAAATGAGTGGACTACAATTAGAATTCAACACAAAGTTCCGGGTTCTATGCTTAATAAGAAGCTGGCTGTAGGTGTGCCTATTACTAAGGCTACTGAAAGTGGTAAGCTTGTTAAGTCTGTAGCTACAATGTGGATGCACAATGTAGACTGGGAAGTAGAACAGCAATTCTCTGAATATAAGAATAATGCACTTGCATTTGGTACTTCAAACAGAAATGCTAATGGTGAGTACATGAACTTTGGTAAATCAGGAGGTGTTATTAAGACAGGTGCTGGTCTGTTTGAACAGATGGAAGTAGCCAACACTATGTATTATAACACATTCTCACTGAAGTTACTTGAAGATGCTTTACTTGAATTATCTACATCTAAGTTAGATTATGGTGATAGATACTTCTTAATCAAGACAGGTGAAAGAGGTGCTATTCAATTCCATAAGGCAGTTCTACAAACTGTATCAGGTTGGACTCAATTTGTACTTGATAACAGTTCAATTGGTGTTATAGAAAAGACTCAATCAAGACTTCATACTAATTCTCTATCTGCTGGATTCCAGTTTGTAGAGTATAAGGCACCTAATGGTGTTAGAGTTAAGATTGATGTAGACCCATTCTATGATGACCCAGTAAGAAATAAAATCCTTCACCCACTTGGTGGTGTGGCTATGTCTTACAGATATGATATTATGTATATTGGTACTATGGACCAACCTAATATCTTCAAGTGTAAGATTAAGGGTGATACTGAATATAGAGGTTATCAGTGGGGTATCAGAAACCCATTCACAGGACAGAAGGGTAATCCTTATATGTCTTATGATGAAGACTCTGCTACTATACACAGAATGGCTACATTGGGTATCTGTGTTCTTGACCCAACAAGAACTATGTCATTAATCCCTGCTATTTTACAGGGCTAATAATACAAAGGGAGTAGGTTAGCTCCTACTCCCTTATTTTATTCTAAACAACATTTAAGGAGAAGATATGGCAAAAGAAAAGATGGAAGAGAAGGTAGATTACACAACTCCAGACTTTGAGATTGAAGATAATCCAATGATGGAGATGCCTTTACAAGAAGTACCAAAAGAAGAAGTAAAAGCAAGACCTGTTAGACAAGTTAGAAAAGCTCTACCTGTAGAAGAGGAAGCTGTAACTAGTTGTCTGAGAAATGAAAGAATTATAGTAAAGCATATTCCAAAGGAAGGTGGAATGGTTACTAACCCAAAACACATCCTATTTGGTGGTATGGCTGAGAATGCTGTAAAGACCTTTGTAGTACCTAGATTATCATCAGGTATGTTTGTAAATGTCCTTACAGATAAGGAAAAAGCTTTCCTTGAAGAGATTATGGGTCTTGAGTATAATGCACTCAGCATATATAAAAAGGTTGATAACTTCTGGGATGACAGTAATGAAAGTGGTATTTCAAGGGTAAGATTAACCAAGCATGATAATTACTTTAACCTTACTGACCCTGAAGATTATATTAGATATAAGATACTATTAGCAAATAAGGACTATATTGCTCCTTCATTACAAGCATTGCAGGACTCTCCTAAAGCTACTTATCAGTTTGTCATTATATCAGAAGGTGAAGAAACTAAGACAGCTAAGGATAATATGAGTGCTACAATGAAGTGCTACAAGGAATTTGGTAAGATTGAAGATGATATTGATACTCTTAGAGTAATCATTGAGTCTATTGATGGTAGACCTACAGCACCTACTGTTAAGCTTGAGTTCTTACAGACAAGAATAAATAATCTTATCCAAGCTGATAGCAAGTTATTCCTGAAGACTATTACAGACCCACTTTTAAGTACTAAGGTTCTTATTAAGAAGAGTATTGAGGCAGGTCTAATTTCAAATAGAGGTAATTATCTGTATTTAAGAAGTGACAACTCTCCTCTATGTGAGGCTAATGAGGAACCAACATTAAATATAGCTGCTAAGTACCTTAACTCTCCTAAGCATCAGGATATTAAGTTTGCTTTGCAAGCTAAGCTAAAATAAAAGAATATGACAACACAGGAATTTTCAAATAGTTTTGATGTTCTGTATAATAATATAATGTCTAATGCTGCTCCGGGATTAAATGAATATGAGAAGTCTGTTTTTCTTACTAAGGCTCAAGAAGAGATAGTAAAGAACTATTTCAATCCTAAGGGTAATAAATACCAAGAAGGATTTGATGGTTCAGCTAAAAGACAGATAGACTTTTCAGGTTTAATCTCAGTAGCAGATGCTATAGCTACTACTTTATCTCCTACATTTGACATTAGAGCTAAAGTATATAGATTACCTGAAAATCTATTTTTAATAATAAATGAAAGCTTAATTACAAACTCTGGTATTAAACAGGTAATGCCTATTAGATATGATGAATATACAAGATTAATGTCTAAGCCTTACAAAGAGCCTTTAAAACATCAAGCTTGGAGATTAATTACTGAGGGGCAATATAGTTCTGTAGTTCAATCAGAGATTATTACTCATTCAGGAGACAGTGTAATCAGATATATTATTAGGTATGTTAGGAAGCCAAATCCTATAATATTATGTGATTTAGAAAATGAATATGGAGATGTAAGTATTAATGGTAGGACCTCTATAAGTGAATGTGAACTTAACTCTTTAATACATGAAGAGATATTACAAAGAGCAGTAGAGCTTGCTAAGGTAGCTTATACTGAAGATATTAAGAGTGGGATAGAATTAGGACAAAGAAGTGAATAATGACAGTTGAAGAATTTTCTAATGAATTTGATACTCTCTTAAATAGCTATTCTACTGTAAATCAATTTGGTAAGATAGAAAATCCCTTATCAATAGAGTTAGATGAGTATGAGAAATCAGTATTTCTAACTAGAGCAGAGGAAGAACTGGTATATAGCTTCTATAGTGGAGAAAATCCTTTAGGAGATTCATTTGAAAAGACTGAAAGAATAAGAAGATACTTAGATAAATTGGTAAAGACTTATACTACTTCTGATAAGAAAACAGAGTATAGTGGTCTATCTCTCAATTCAGTATTCTTTGAATTGCCTGAAGATTTATGGTTTATTACTTATGAGTCTGTTACTATGGAAGATGACAGATTAGAATGTTCAAATAATTCTACTGTCATAGTAGTACCTACTACACAAGATGAATACTATAGAGTATCAAGAAACCCATTCAGATGGGCAGGTAAGAAAAGAGCTTTAAGGCTTGACATAGGTAATAATATGGTAGAGATAGTTTCAAAATACAATGTCTCAAAATATCTTGTGAGATACATCAGTAAACCTGAGCCTATCATATTAACAGACCTTCCTGACAATCTTTCTATTAATGGGATAAATACAAAGACAGAGTGTAAATTGAATCCTGTAATACACAGGGCAATACTTGAAAAGGCAGTTGAACTGGCTATACTCAGTAAGGCTCCAAGTGCAGGGAAGTAAAACAATGTATAATTTAATATTAAATTAAAATGGCAACATTTAGTGTAAATCAAGTAAGACAACTTTATGTAGCAACATCAGTAAAGTCTCCTAATGTATTATCATCAGATGCTGCTGGTGCTATTGCAGTAAAAGGTGATACTGCCAAAAGTCATGTATATTTTGAGTACAAGGGTGCTGACAATCTAATGAGAAGTGATTTAATCCAGACTAAGAATATACTTGATGTGAAAGTAACTAAGCCTGAGTCTATGGCTTATAAGATGAAATCAGTTATTATAGCACTGGATTCTGAGGTAAATGGAGGTTCACCTATTGCTGGACAGGACTACATACTGAGAATTAGATTTAATCAATTTGTAGGTATGTCTGATGAGGACTTGTACTACAAGTATGGTATGGTCCATGCTTATTCAGGTATGAAAGCAGATGAATTCTATAAGGTTCTTGCACAATCACTTGCTAAGAACTTCAGTAGAGAAGTAGTACCTTTGATTAAGATTGAGGTACATAGTGCTGGAACTACAAGTAAGGGAGGATTTGACTCAGCAGGTTATATGGTTGTAACTCCTTCTACTAAGGATAATGGAAAGAGAGATGCAACTAACCCATACTATGCTGGTGATACTCTAGTAACTGATATTGATAGTATCAGAATTACTGAAGTAGAACAACCTTGGAGATTGGGTGTATTTGCTCAGGTTCCTGTGTATTTCACAGTACAGCCAGCTACTGTAATGGTTAATGGTGATGAAAGACTATGGGCTACAGTTACAGAAGGTACTAATGGTACTATAGGTAATGGTAAAACTATTGCAGACCTTGAATACTTCTGCATGGGTGAAAGAGGTGACATCTATAGAGGAATTGGATTCCCTAACAACATTGTTACTACATATCTTGTAGACCCAACAAAGGCATACTATGTATTTGATGTACATTATGCTTATGTAGGAGATGGAGTTTCAGTTCAAAAGTCTGAAAAGACAATAACTATTGTTTGTGCTGATAAGACAGAGTTCAATAAGGTTATTACTAACTTTAATAATGCAACTGGTCTTACTATTGCAACTGTTTCCTAAGAATAACTGGGAAAGAAATATAAGGGAGGCTTTTTAGTCTCCCTATTTTTTTATAAAGTATCTACTTATGTAGACCTCATAAAAATAATTAAATCCTTGCCTATATGAATATTATTATTTATATTTGCAAGGATTTAATTGTAATACATATTAATATGCAAACATTTAGAGAATTAGTATATATGGTAATGGATGAATTAAAGTTATACTCAGATGACTCTAATTTTACTGAAGACCATATAATAATGTTATTAGTCAAATATAGAGCATTTCTATTAAAGCAGAAATACTCAGATATAAGAAAAACAATACCAGAAAGTAATTATCAGGATATATGTTTGGAGTTAATGGAGGTTCCAGCAATAGCAGGTATTCCATGTGAGGGAGGTGTATTCCTAAAGAGTAAAGAAAAGATACCATTCTTAATGACTATAGGTCTTAAAAGAGTATATACTGACAGTTACTATAAAGGAGAAATAACCTATATAACTAAAGATAGAATGAGATATACTGGATATAATAAGTACTTGGCTAACATAGTATATTGTTCTGTAGGTCCAGATGACTATCTATACTTTAAGTTCAGTAATGAAGAATTCTTGGAAACTAAGAATGTACATTTATATGGGATATTTCAGGATTGTGCAAGAGCTTCAGAGCTTCAATGTGATAAGGATTGTGAGTTGATAGATAGAGTCTTTCCTTTGGAAGACACACTTGTTCCTACTACTATTGAGCTTACATTGAAGGAGTTATTAGGAGCAGCATATAGACCTGAAGACAAGCAGAATGATGCTAGTGATGATTTATCTGAAGTAGCTGTTAAGAAGTAATATGAAACAATGTCTTGAAGAGAATGATAAAGGATTTCTAGAGTTCATAAATTCCATAAAGAAAGTAAATGAATCAAGGTTACATAAAGTGAAGAACTCTTATGGAGTATATGATGGATTTAAGTTCTACAGGAAGAATAGACCTAAAGAACATAAATATGTACTTACAGAGTCACAATACTTCTCTATTATAAGAAAAGTAAATGAGTTACTAGGAGAAGCATTGATAAATGGTGCAGATATTAATTTACCACATAGACTAGGTAGACTTGAGGTAAGAAAGTATGAAGTTAAAATAACAATAGATGGTGAGAAAGTCAGAACTAATTTGCCCATTGATTGGGATAGGACTCTCAAGCTCTGGTATGAAGATGAGGAATCCTATAAGAATAAAACACTCATTAAAGTCGAGGAAAAAGAAATATTTAAGGTCTACTATAACAAGAATATAGCAGACTATACTAATAAGACTTTTTACCAATTTGACATTAATAGAGAGTTAAAGAGAAGATTAAAACAGAATATTAAAGAAGGAAAGATAGATGCTTTCCTAATATAAACTATTTCAATATGGCAGAACAATATACTAATATAAGACTTATCCTAGATAAGATATTAAGACATCCACTAATGCAGGATTTATCTCTTGAATCTGCTGTAGATTATACAGTAGATTTTATGAGAATAGTAGGTGTTCCTAATATGTTTATGGAGAAAACAGAGATATTGGAGATTGAAAAGTATAGAGCTATGCTACCTGATGACTATTATCAGATGATTCAAGTTAGAAAGGTAAAAGGTGGTACATTCAGATACTCTACTGATACATTCCACATGAGTGAATCTGAAGAACCTAATGATAGAAATATCTCTGATTTTACATATAAGATACAGGGAAATATAATATACACATCAATGGAAGATGGTGAGATTGAAATATCTTATCAATCTATAGCTACAGATGAAGAAGGCTATCCTTTACTTCCTGACAATAGTAGCTTCACTAGAGCATTGAGACTTTACATAAAGAAAGAGCATTTCACAACTCTGTTTGATATGGGTAAAATTCAAGCTACAGTACTTAATCAAGCATTACAAGATTATGCTTGGGCAGTAGGTGATTGTCAGACTGAGTTCAATAGATTATCTCTTGATAAGGCAGAATCCTTCTATAACTCATGGAGAACTCTTATAATGAGAGATACAGAGCATAGAACAGGATTTATTAATAATGGTACAAAAGAAAGATTAAAGTTACAATAAGCTATGCAGAAACAAGCTTCATTTAAAGTAAAAGGTATGCAGAGAGACTTGAGTGCTTCAGCATTCAATCCTGAATATGCTTATGAGAATAAGAATATCAGAATCATGCCTACAGATGAGAGTACTCTGCTTAGTATAATTAATGAAAAGGGTAATAAAAAATCAAGTATATCTGGTGTAGGAGACTCTATAAAAGGAATACCAATTGGACAATCTCTTGTAAATGATGAATTGATTATATTTGCTGCTGGTGATGATGATTATAGAACAGCAGATATAAATGCTGAAGAAGATGAGGCTCCTGATATTTGCCCATGTGATTTATTTATAGGAGATATTACATCAGAGGATGGTAGTGCTGATATTACCCCTAATGTAAGTTCAGTAAATGATATTAACATTGTAGACTGCCCTTATAAGCTTAATATAGATGTAGATTCTATGATAGATGATAGAATATACAAGCTGTGGTTTAACAATGGTGTGCTCACAGGTAAGAGGTTATTTAGAGGTAATTTAGGACTGAATTATAAAAATCCTATAGAAACAATAGCTTTCTATGAGAATTCTGATATTAGAAAAGTATATTGGACAGATGGTTTAAATCAGCCAAGAGTTATTAATATAGCTGCTGCTTCTTCAGTAATGAGCAAATGGAATAGTGATTCATTTAATTTCACTAGAACATTAAAGTTAAATGAAGAGGTTACTATAAATAGAAATATAGTTGCTAATGGTAGTTTTGCTCCGGGTGTTATACAGTATGCTTTTACATACTTTGATAAGTATGGTCAGGAAAGTAACATATTCTACACTTCTCCACTTTATTATATTTCTTATAATAATAGAGGAGCAAGTCCTGAAGATAAAGTAAGTAATAGTTTTGATATAGAGATAGCTAATGTGGATAAGAGATTTGACTATGTTAGAATATACTCAATACATAGGACAAGCATTAATGCTACTCCTGATGTTAGGAGAGTGACAGACTTAGCAATAGCAGATAGAAAGACTATTTATAAGTATGAAAATTTTAGGATAAATGTCAATGAGAAAGATTTAGTAATGTCTGAGAGAGGAGTAGGACCTGTGAGACCTATTATTCAATATACTCCACAATCTACATCTCAAAATAGAAAAACATGGGTATTTAACACAGATGACTATTCTGCACTAAATTTTGGTAATGGTGAATATATAGCTTGGGGAACTGGAACTAATGTAACTATTGTAGTAGAATATGGAAATAGAGTCAATGTTTATCTAGAAAATAATAAAGAAATGTCTGCATATTTAAATACTACTGATGTTACATATACAGATAATGGTGTATCAGGAGATAACATAGACCCTACAGAATTACTTTATATTGGAGGAGAAGAAGTTGTATTTGGTACAATGACTCAAAAGGATAATACATTATTTTTGGGAGACATTGAAATTAAGAGAAGACTTTTGGATTCTACTATAAGAAACTTTTTTAAAGGAAAGTCTATTACATTTACTACTTATGTGAAAAGCATAAATTCTCCAAAACCTATAGGATATTATCCTTATGACAGTCAATTAAAAATGAATTCATATCAGTTTAAGACCTTTAAATATCTTGAGTATTATAGATTTGGTATTCAAGCTCAACATTATACAGGTAAATGGTCTGAACCTATATGGATAAATGATGTTAGAAATACTGTACATATAGATACTAAGTTCTATGAGTCAAATAGTATTGGATTGCCAGTAGCAGAGTTTACACTGAATGATAGTACTATTATCAATAGATTACTTGATAATGGTTATGTCAGAGTAAGACCTGTTGTAGTATATCCTACTATTAATGATAGAGAAGCTGTATGTCAAGGCATTCTTTGCCCTACTGTGTATAATATATCTGATAGATTTGGTAATTCTCCATTTGCACAGTCATCTTGGTTTACAAGACCTAATGCACCATTTGATGAATATAAGGCTTTCCATTATAATCAGAATAGTGAAGGTGATTGGGGTGGAGACTGGGTAGGATTAGGACAATTCTTAGGAGACCCATCTGCATATTCAAGGGCAGGTATCATGTCTAATAACAGGACTGTAGTTACTTCAGGAGAGACACAATACAATATTGATATAGTCAATAAAGGAGCTTGGGCAGAGTTTAGACATAATAGACCTATTCCAAGCAATAGTAATAGAAATGCAGAAATCCAATGTATTTGGAATCCTCCTTCTGGTCCTTATGTTGATGACACTGCAACTGACTCGGATGTTGCAAGTTGGGTATCTAACAATGCAGAGAATTACTATATTGACCAATCAATATTAACTTTCCACTCACCTGACATTGAGTTTGATAATGAAGTGAGAAGTATTGATACATCAGGATTGAAGCTAAGAATAGTGGGTATGGTTCCCTTAACTGCATTTGCCTCAGATATTGATATTCAGACTTCTACTCCTGTTAATAACTTCTATGATAGTTCAGAGCTACCTGCTGGATTCTATAAAGAGCCTGTTGGTGTAGAGAATGATTTCAGTTATGAAGGACTTGGGACACATCTTGGTGATTCTCACTTTGGATGGAGAGGATTAATCTCTGGAGCATTCTGGTTTGATGAATTAACTGCATATAAGAAAGATACAGGTAATACTCATCACTATACCAGTGGATTTGTTGTATATCCTTGGCACAGAAATGGCTCACTTAATAACACTAAGTTTGCTACTGATGGATATAGGTCAGCTATGCTTGACAAGAAGAAGATGTCTAATATGAGATATTCATATAAGTCAGTCTACTTGGATTCAGGTAATATATGGAATGCTTATGTTAGTGGTAATAGCACAAGAACTGGTATATCTGGAGTTGCAGTATTTGATTCTAATGAAGTATCACTTGTTAGATTGCCTGCACAGGAGAACTCAGGTCTTACAGATATTAACTACTATGGCAATGTAGACAAGCTTCTCACTATCTCAAGAATTGGTGATAAGAAGGATGGTTATCCTATTATGACTACTGGTGCTCAAAGTGCAGAAACTGATGCACATAAATTATTTAGTGGTAATTATATGCAGGTAGATAATAGATTTACTGACCAAGTTACAGGTACTGACCCTGTTAGAATCAAGTATAAATCTACTCCTCATGCGGTGTTAGCCTTAAACTATACTACATCAGGTGCTCAGAGGGTATTACCTACTATCAAGGATGGTGATTATAATGATACTTGGTTTGTAAATGCACAAAGCTTAGGTGCTCCAAGTGAGCAACACATGTATTGGGATAAGTCAGGAAGTACCAAGAGTGTATCACAGGACACTATTATTACTGGTGCTCCAAGAGGTCCTATATCTGCTGTATCAAGTATTCAACATGGATGGCTATGGTTAGGAGAATTATATAATAATGATGTACAGAACAGGTTTGGTGGTCAGACAGAAGAGGCTTTTGAGAATAATGTATGGCTACCTTGTGGAGACCCAATCTCTCTTGTAGATACTAACAATGGAGTTAAGAGCAGTGTTACTCTCAGATGGGAAGAAGGTGATACCTATTTCCAAAGATATGACCATATCAAGACTTATCCTTTCACTCTTGAAGACCAGAATCAGATAACTGATATTGTATCTTTTATGTGTGAAACAAGAGTAAATATTGATGGTAGATATGACAGAAATAGAGGTCAGACAAGTAACTTTGCTATTACTCCTGAGAACTTCAATCTTATGAATGATGTGTATTCTCAACCTAATAACTTCTTCAATTACAGAACTATAAACCCAAATAAGTTGAATTTGAATAACTTCCATAATTCAATCACATGGACTAAGACTAAAACTGCTGGAGAATTAGTAGATACATGGACTAATATTACTCTTGCTTCAATTCTTGACCTTGATGGTGATAAGGGAAGTGTAAGAGCTTTAAGAAGATTTAATAATAATCTTTTAGCTTTTCAAGATAGAGGTATAAGTCAAGTATTATATAATGAAAACATGCAGATTTCATCTACTGATGGTGTTCCTATTGAGATTGCTAATAGTGGAAAAGTTAATGGTAAGAGATATATAACTGATAGAGTAGGATGTACTAATAAGTGGTCTATGTGTGAAACACCTAATGGTATTTACTTCATAGATGATATTACTAAGGGTATATTCTTATTCAATGGTAAGTTAGATAATATATCTGATAGACTAGGTTTCCACTCATGGATTAACAAGTCTTCTAAGAATGTTAGTATATGGAATCCTGTAGACTTTGACAGTTTTGTTACATACTATGATAAGATTAATGGAGATGTATTCTTTATTAGTAGAGATGAATGTTTAGCCTTCTCAGAACCTATGGGACAGTTTACTTCATTCTATAGCTATGAGAAGATGCCTTATTTCTCTAACCTTCAAGACAGAGGAATATCACTTAATGTTGAAGGTACAGGAACATTATATAGACCTTGGTTACATAATGAAGGTGATTATAATATGTACTTTGGTGTATATCATCCATTCTATACTACTATAATAGCTAATCCTGAAATGAATAAAGATAAAGTATTCAATAACTTAGAGTTCAGGGCAGATACTTGGGATAAGAATAATACATTGCTTAATACTACATTTGATACTCTTACTACATGGAATGAGTATCAAGAGGGAACAGCAAGTCTTACTAATGTATTAGGTAGACCATCTGACTTGAAGAGGAAGTTTAGAATATGGAGAGCTAATATACCAAGAGCTAAAGTAAATGGTAGAGACAGAATGAGAAATCCTTGGTTGTACATTAAACTATCAATGGAAGGAGAGAATACTAATAAGACTCTGTTACATGATATGATAGTACACTATTTTGAATAATTTATAGGGAGGTAAGTTTATTACTTATCCTCCCTTAATTTTTTAGATAATAATATTGCATAATTCAAATACTTTACTTAAATTTGCAAATAAATTAGTATGATATGGCTAAAAGAAAAATTATAAGAAAGTCTAATAGACCTCTTACTATCAATTCTCCTAGATATTACTCTTGGGGAGGAGACTTCAAGACAGCCTTAGGTACTGGTAATATGTTTAATCTAAAAGATACTTTTAGTGGAGCTAATGTAGCTGGTATGCTAAAAGGTGGATTAGCAAGTGGAATAGGCAGTGCTGTGGGTAAAATAGGTGGAGGTCTTATAGGTGGAGATTTAGAATCAGGAGCAGGAAGTGCTATTAGTAATATAGGTGGTACTATAGGTGGAGCAGTCAGTATGGTAAATCCTGTTCTAGGAGGTATTATATCTGCTGGTTCTGGTATCATAGGTGGTCTTACTAATAGAATGTTTGGCTCTAAGATGAATGAGGAAAATATTGCTGAGGTTGAAGAAGAAAACAAAGCTATGAATACTCTTATGTTAGATAGTAGTAGTGCTGATTCTCTAGAAGACCAATGGGCAAGTCAAAACTTTGGTGGAGACTTTTCACAATCAGATATTGGTAAAGATGGGTGGTTTAGTAATAAAGCTAAGAACAAATATAAAGAATTAAAGAAACAACAAGATATTGCAAGGAATAGAGCATTAACAGCTTTTGATAATGCTTCAGATGCTATTGATACTACTACTGACCTTACTGCTATGGCAAACTTTGCTGCCTATGGTGGACCTCTTGGTATGTGGGATTATGGTAGTGGTGCTATAGATTATGAATTGGCTAATGAGAATTTAGGAATAAAAGAATTGAATACCTTGAATAAAGATAGGATGACTTCACTTCCTAATTCATTCCAAGCACTGAATACATTTGCCAAAGGTGGAAAGATACATATAAAGAAAGCTAATAGAGGTAAGTTTACAGAATATTGTGGAGGTAAAGTTACTTCAGAATGTATAGCAAAGGGAAAGAGAAGTAGTAATCCTGCTGTAAGAAAGAGAGCTACTTTTGCAGCTAATGCTAGAAAGTGGAAACATGCTTTTGGTGGAGATTTACTTACTAATGGTGTAGAATGGAGTAATGGTTTAAAGACTATTGATAATGGTGGTACTCATGAAGAGAATCCTATGGAAGGAGTACCAATGGGTATTGCTCCAGATGGACAACCTAATCTAGTAGAAGAGGGAGAAGTAATCTATAATAACTATGTATTCAGTAATAGAATGTTTGCTGACAAGAAACTGTTAGAGGACTTTAAACTTCCTAAAGCTTATGATGGTTATTCATTTGCTGCAATAGCTGAGAGATTAGGTAAGGAATCAAAAGAAAGACCTAATGACCCTATAAGTAAGAGAGGCTTAATGAGTTCTATGACTAGGTTACAACAAGCACAAGAAACTATGAGACAGAAAGGTCAAGTTGGTCAGGAAGGAAAAGAATATGCTCATGGAGGTAAGATGGGTATATTATTTGATGGAGAAGGAGATATACCTAATTTATTAGGAGATTGGCAAGACTTTGGTGTACTTGATACTCCTATTACTACTGAGGAGTTAGAGAGTATGATGAAAAGAACATCAGCACCTACAAGTAAAGATAAGAAGAATAAATTATCATATTTAAGATATGCACCTATACTAGGTTCTGCAATAGGATTAGGTTATAATATATTTAAGAAGCCTGATTACTCAGGACCAGATGCTATACTTGAAGCAGCAGAGCAAGTAGGTAACTATACTCCTATAGGTTATACTCCAATAGGAAACTATTTAACCTATAGACCTTTAGATAGAAACTACTATATTAATAAGCTGAATGCTCAGGCAGGTGCTACAAGAAGAGCTATTCTTAATACTACAAGCCCTGCAAGAAATGCAGCTTTATTGGCTGCTGACTATAATGCTCTTGGTAGATTAGGAGACTTAGCTAGACAGGCTGAAGAATATAACTTAGCTCAAAGAGAAAGAGTTGAAGGATTCAATAGACAGACTAATATGGCTAACTCAGAAATGGGATTGAAGGCTTCAATGTTTAATCAGGAAGCTGCATTAAAAGCTAAGAGTCAGAAGATGAGTGGAGTGGCACAGGCTTATGCAATGAGAGATGCTATTGATGCTAGAAGAAGTGTTGGTATAAGTGCTAACCTTACTAACTTATTTGACTCATTAGGTAATGTAGGTAAAGAAGAGTTTGCTAAGGATATGATAGAAAATAATCCTGCTTTACTGTATGACTGGTTAGGTAAGTATAAAGGTAAGAAATCAAAAGGTGGATATTTAACTGTTAAAAAGAGAAGAAGATAATATGGCAAATTATTCATTAGTAGTAGGGTCAAAGTTTAGTCCATTCTCTTTTCAAGAGTTACTGCAACCTGCTTTAATGGCTACACAGGCACATCAGGATGTAGAAAACCAATATGCAGAGTTAGCTACTAAAGCTAATGTATGGGAAGAAATGGCTAATTCACAGACTGACCCTTATGCTTATAAGATGTACAAAACATATTCTAATGACCTTGAAGAACAAGCTGGTCAATTAGCAAGAGAAGGTCTTACTCCTGCAAGTAGACAGAATATGTTGAAGATGAAGCAGAGATACTCAAGAGATATAGTTCCTATAGAACAGGCATATAAGAGAAGACAAGAGTTAATAGATGAACAAAGAAAGTTATTATCACAAGATAATACATTGATGTTTAATAGGGATGTTTCTATGTTAAGTCTTGATGATTTAATAAGAAATCCTAATTTAACATATCAATCATACTCAGGTGCTGCTCTAGCAAAGCAAGTAGGAACTGCTGCTCAGAGCTTAGCTAAGGAAATGAGAGAGAATCCTAGAAAGTGGAGAAGTATTCTTGGTAATCAATACTTTGAGTCAATAATGCAGAAAGGTTATAGACCTGAAGAGATTATTCAAGTATTACAGAATGACCCTAATGCTTCTTCAGTATTGAAAGGTATAGTAGAAGATGCAGTAGGAAGTTCTAATATAGCAAGCTGGGGAGACCAGTCTACTCTTAATAGAGCTTATGAATATGCAAGACAAGGATTATGGAATGCAGTAGGAGAGACTCAATATCAGATACAGTCTAATAAAGCTTATGACTATGATATGCAACTTAAACTTGCTAAAGCTAAAAAAGCACAAGAAAAAGAAGCAGAAGGTAGTAGGCTATATTATAGAGCTGTTCCTAAAACTACTGTAGATGGTGATAAAAATACTAGACAGATGAGTGATGATTTAAAATTGCTGAAAGAAGTTATGGCTAATCCTTCTCTTCTAGACAAGAAAGGAACAAGAACTGTTAGAAATCCTAAATATATATCACCAGACCCAATGATGTCATTTGTAATGGATTCTGGTCTAGGAGAATCAAAGCAAGAAACTTATTATCCTTATCAGGAAAAACTTAATGAGTTATCTAAGAGATATGGTGATGTACAATACACTCTTACTGATAGTAAGATAACTGGAGGTAATCTTTCAGAGTTAGCTCAGAAACTTGATAGAGATATTAGAAGTAGTGCAGTAAGGTCATTCTCTTATAAACCAAACATTACACAAAGTGATTTGATAACTCAAGTATTGAAAGAGAATACAAGGTCTTATTATAGAAGGTCAAACAACACTGGTATATATGAGTTAGAAGATAATAAGAAGGGTGATGCAATAGGTATTGAAGATTTGAATAGTTACTTCACTTCAGATAGTGATATTGACTTTGACCCAGACTTAGGATTTATAATTAACTCTACAGACAGTGGTGGTAAAACAAGGTCAGCAGTTCTTGATACTGAACTATTAGATGACCCTAATAGAACTTTCAGTAGAGCACAGAGTTCTATTAAGGCAGCTCTTGATAATGGAGAAGATGAATTAGCCACTCTATTGATTGAAGCAACAATGAAAGCCTTCTATGATAGATACAATACTCTTGAAAAGAGACAAAGTAATACATTTAGTAAAGAATAATAAATATGGCAGTAGCAGATAATCAAAAAATACAAGACCCTTCTACACAGGGTACTGGAGGTTTAAGAGGTCTTGATGGTATTAACAGATTAAGAGAAAGGGGTATCAATATTGATACCTCTATTCTTAATCTTGCCAAAGACTATAGAGGTACTATGGAAGAAATTAATCAAGCTGCAACTCCTAGACAAAATATTGGTTTTGCTGGAGTTAATGACAGTAGCTATGATGAAGATATTACCTCAGCTTCACAGCTTGATAACTTGGCTAATACTAGAGGGGAACTACAACCTTGGTATGCACAGATAGGTGCAGGTCTTGCTAAAGGAGCTATACTTGCTGGTACTACATTCTTAGATGGTACAGTAGGTTTAGTATTAGGTGGAGCACAGGCTATAGGAGAAGGTAGAGCTTCTGCTTTATGGGATAATCCATTCAGTAAAGCTATGCAGTCTATTAATGAATGGTCTGAGGAAGCATTGCCTAACTATTATACAGATGCTGAAAGAAATGAACCTTGGTATGAAAATGTGTTTACAGCTAATTTCTTAGGAGATAAGTTTATAAAGAACTTAGGTTTTACTGTAGGTGCATTCTATAGTGGTGGTGTAACTGCTGCTGGTTTAAAAGCTACTAAGTTACCACAGATAATAGGTGCTATCTCTAAGTCTTCTAAGGCTCCTGCTATTGTAACTTCAGGAGTAGGTGCTACTATATCAGCAGTTAATGAAGGTAGAATAGAAGCATTAAATAACTCTAAGGATTGGTTTGAATTACAAAAGGCTCAACTTGATGATAAGCATAAGACTAGATTAGAAGCAATTGAACAATATGCTGGAACTGAAATGTATCCTCAAATGTTGGCACAAGAAAATGCTAATTATGAAGCTACTCTTGGTAAACTGACTGAGGATAGATTGAAGATGGGTAATGCAGACCTACTTATGAATATTCCTATTCTTACTGCATCTAACCTTATCCAGTTTGGTAGAATGTATGCCAATGGTTTCAAGACTGCAAGAAAAGCTACTAATATTGTAGGTAGAGCAGGTGAATATGCTACAGGGAGAACTATGGGTAAAGGAGTTACAAGAGCAGTACTTAATCCTTTATCTGAAGGTTTAGAGGAAATATCTCAAGGTGCAGCAAGTAGAATCTCTGGTAATTACTATGAAGATGATGTTAATAACTTCTATAAGGCAAAGATTGACCCACAAGCAGAACAAGAAACATTAAGCTGGATGAAGTCATTTGCTCAAGGAATAAATGAAACAGTTAATGATGGTTCATCTTGGGAAGAGTTCTTTATAGGTACTCTGACTGGTGCATTAGGTATGCCTAGATTTAGAGGTATAAGAAATAGTGAAGGGGGTCTTCAATCTCCTATTACTCTTGAGGGTGGAACTCTTGGAGAGTTAAGAGAGTATAAGGAGAAGATGGATAGAGATACAGAGATAGCTAATTATATGAATAATAGAGTACAATCTCCTGAATTCAGAAATTACTATCAAGGTCTTATCAGACATAATAAATACCAGAATGATATGAATAGAGCTGTAGAAGCTAATGATGAATTTGAGTTCAAGAATGCTGAATATGCTCAATTAGTTTCTGATATTGCAATGTTTGATAATGCTGGAAAGCTTGAAGACTTGACTACTCTTATTAATTCTGCTTATGATACTTCAGATGAGAATCTTGCATCTATAGTAGAGAATACAACATCTACTTCAGAAGATGGTTCAAAGATAGGACCATTTGTTGATAAGAATGGTAATCCTATGTATAGTACTCCTGAGGGTAAACAGGAAATGATAGATAAGCTTACTAAGACAAAAGATGAAATGCTTAATGCTACCACTAACTATACTAAGATAAAAGATGATATAGATGTTAGAACTGGTCAGCAATTAAATGATGAACAGCTCGAAGAATTGACTTGGTTAAAGTCTCAAATTGGTAATTGGCAAGATAGAGCTAATCAATTATCAAGTGAAGTAAAGCCTACAATAGGTACAGTACTTGGTAGTATGTCACAGCTTGCAGAAATGTATAATATAGTTAAGACTGAAGAAGGTAAAGGTCATGCAGGATTATCTTCATTATACAATGATGCTGACAAGAATGAAAGACAGATAAGAAGAAGTATGTCTATACTTGAGACTGTAAGAGGTCTGGATGATAAGACTTTTGCTTATCTATTAGCTAGTGACCCTAAGCTAGTTAAAGGTATTAAGTCTGTTATTGAAGACCCTATCAGTGGTGTAGATGCTGACAATATCCAAACTATAAATGGCAAGATTGATGATATAGTCAAGCTTGTTAATGCTACAGGAAAATACAATACTAAGTTAAGAGAGTATCTTGAAAATCCTATAAAGTTACAGAGAGATATTATAAACTCTACTGAAACTATTGCTACAGAAGAGGCTAATAGAAAGTCTGATAATTTAAAATCAAAGCTTATTGCAGCTACTAATTTAACTGAGTTCAGACAGGCTCTTAATGAAGAAGCAGATGACAATCTAAAGAATGAAACTCTTAAATCTTTAGAGAAAGAGAATAATGAAATGGCTAAGAATTATAGAGAAGTAAACTCTTATAATAATGATGTCCAAAGAGTAATTAATTCTCTTGATGAAAGTCCTGAGGTTAAATCAGGTGCTCTTAAACTTCTTCAAGACCAATTTGAAAACTCTTCTAATTTGGAGGAGATAGCAAATCCTAACTCTATATATGTAGATAATGCAGATGCACTATATGATGATACTTTGTCTCCAGAAGATAATGCTACTAAGTTCCAAGAAGCTCAGTATGCACTTCTTAAAGCAATGAATCAAATCAATAATGAGAATAGATTTAAGGATAGATTCTCAAAAGAATATAGAGAGTTAAGAGCAAAAGGTAATCCTAATCCAGCTTCTCCTGAAAAAGATACTACAGGAGATAGTGGTACTTCTACTGTGCCTCCTGTAAATGGAGAAGGACTTCCTGTTACTACTTATGAACCACCAGTTGGTAATGTAACTGCAACTCAAGTAAGTGATGAAAATAAGCAATCAAATGAAAGAGCTGAGACTCCACAGTCTCTTGATAATAAGCAAACAGGTAGAAGACCATATTACAGACCTTCAATACCTGAGCTTCATATTGAGGGTACTAAAGAAGGAGACTTCAGACCATTTAATGTTGTAGCTGCTGAAAGAGAAAAAGGAGTAAACTTTGATGAGATATATAACTATCTAAGAGATAATGGTGCATTCACTTATGTAAATGAGGGTAATCTTAAAGTAGGTGATGAACTTGGATTTATGATTGACCCAGCATTCAATGACCATACAATCTTTATTGTAGATAAAAGAAACAATCAGATTTTAGGTAGTCTTGATGAATCACAATACTCAGTAGATAGATATGAGGGTCTGGCTGGTCTAGAAGAGAGGATAAGAGCTGAATTTAATAATAGAGGTACTACTAATACCACAGAAATAGTGGTAAGAGATTTAATTCCTTTATTCAGTACACTAGATAAAAGTAATTCAGAAAAAGCTAAGAGAGTTAATAGAGAATTATTAGTTAAGAGATTATCTGAATTAACTTCATTATCTAGTGATGACCTAGCTCTAAGAGATGGAAGTAATATTGAGAAAATCTTTAAAGAAGCTAATGCAGAGTACTATTGGAATAATAGAAGTAGTTTTAACTTAGATTCCCTAGTTAATTCATTAGCTTTAGCATTAAAGAATAAAGGAGCTAAATCATCAGAAAGATTTATAGCTACTCCTACTACTAGAGTATCACAAGTAATGGTTGGTAAGATACCTTATGGTACAGAAGAAAAAAGCTTAGCTAATATTCCTAATGTATCAGGTGAAGGTAGAGCACCTATATTTGGTATAATAAAGAATGGTACTTTAGCTACTAATGGTAAATTAGATGATAGTCTGATTATTAAGCCAGTAGATATGAGTCAGAAGGAAGGTAGAATGTATCTTCTAATTCCTAATGCTGCTGGTAAATATTCACCTGCTGCTGTAAGAGTAAAGCACTTTAATAAGACAGAGTTCAATACTGAAGATATTGAAGTACAAGGTACTCAAGTATTTAAGAATATACAAGAGTCTATAGATGCTCTTGCTAATTCATTAAGTGAAGATGACTTGAATGAAGCAGTTAAATCATTGAAGACTAATCTATATACAGGTGACTTACATATTGACTGGTTTACTTCAGATAGTGGTAATGGTATTAGATTTACTAAAGTACAAAGAGATTCTCAAGGTAATGAGATATATGAAGAAAGAGGTGGAAAGAGACTTAGAAAAGAAGAAGTAAAAACTGTATTCTTAACTGAGAAATGGGATAATAACACAGTATTCTCTATCACAGGAAATAATGAAGTTCAGACTTCCCCAGCTTCAAAGAGTGTAGATGAAGTAGCTAAGGAAATAACTAATATTCTTCTTGACTTCAATTTACCTATTCAGGTAAATCTTGGTATGTTGAATAGAGGTGGATATAATAATATGTTAGTTAATTCTAATGTGCTTACATCAAATATATCTGATGCTAAAGTAGTAAGTAACTGGTTTACTACAGACTACTTCAATAGTGAAGGTAATCTAAGTAAAGCAGTAAATCCAGCTTCTGTAACTCCTCAACCTACAAGAAAAGTAGAGACTCCTGTTGGAGGTACTGAAGGTGCTATATCGGGAATATTAGTACAAACTCCTCAAGGTAGTAAGTACTATGTAGATTTAACAAGTAATACTGCTAGAAATGAACAAGGAGTATCTGTAGTTCTTCCTGAAAAGGTTAAATGGTATGCCCATGCTAAATCTTTATATGGAGATAATAATAATGGAGCATTTATGATTAATAACAGATTACTATTACCAGATGGAAGAGTGTTTGATATGAATGAGTTCCATATTTATGAATCAAATAGTAAAGAGGCTCAAGAAGTTAAAGATAAAATTGCTGGTAGAGAAAGAACTGTGGCAGATAGTAAGAAAGTGATAGCTCAAATAGCTGAAAATCAAAAGAAAGTAGATAAGACAAGAACTGATGGAGAGTTCTATTATATACTTGAAGATGATGGTCAATATCATGAATATACAAGAGTGCATAGTAGATTAGGAAGTAATTGGGTAGAATCAAAGAGACAGACTGAAGCTTTGAAAGAAATCAGAGTTAAGTTATCACAATACACTGATAATCCTACTCAATATAATAACTATCTGAAGTATCTAAATAACCATTGGAAAGTAAACTTAGATACTTTTAGTGGTAAGATGGATGCAAGAAGTAGAGATACTATTGTAAATATCATCAGAGATAGTATGAATGGTACTAACTCTCAGAGAGCATTAAATGCTGGTACTTCAGTAGATAGTGTGATAAGACACTTCTTCACATCTAATGATACTCCAGTGAAACCTGATAATATGAGTGAGAAAGCTTTCACAGACTTAATAGCTTCTCTAACTGAGATTAGGTCAAATATAGAAGCAAGAGGTGAAAGATTCTTAACTAATAATATTGTATTGTTCCAGAAGTATCCAGATGGTACAAGAGTTGCAGGAGAAGTTGATATTCTTTCAGTTGATGCAGATGGAAACTTTAGAATATATGATGTAAAGACAAGTAGATACAGTTTCTATGACTTTACTGATAGATATGGTCATCCAGCTAATTACTTTAAGAATAAGTCAGCTACTCAGGTAATGAGTTCTGAAGATTATTACACATTACAGTTAAGTGCTTATAAGAATCTGTTTGAGTCACAATATAATACTCCTATTACTACCTTGGCTATATTACCATTTGTTCTTAACTATAATAAGGATAATGTCGATAGTATAACAAAGGAGAAAGGTATAATAGTTACTTATAACCCAGCTGTGAATGTTCCATTAGTTGGAGCTGTAAAAGCTAGTGAACCTACTCCTACTAATTCATCTGTACCAGTATTTAATAGTGCTCTTGAAACACAAGACCCTATTAATGATGTACTTCCTGAGTATAGTCTTGAAGATAGTAAAGTAGGATACTTTATAAGAGAAGGTAAATTGCATAAAGGTTATCTAACTCCTATTGGTCAAATAAATGGTATTGAAGTCTATATGACTAAGGTACCTATTATAACTAAGGGGTATGGTAATTCAGAAGCCCATGTTGCTAGTAACTCATATCTAGCAGTATTCCCTAATGGTAATTCTATTACTATTATTAGTAATGACCCAATGACTTTAACTGAGAAACAAGCTAAAGATACTATCAGTAAAGCTCTTAATGGTAATCCTAAGAGAGTTTCAGATATGTCAAATGAGAAGACTCTTATATTTGACCCTGCATCTGCTCCTAAGGTAGAAGCACCTAAGATTGAAACTCCTGCTAATATCTTGTCTACTCCTTCAACTACTTCAGGTGCAGCTAAAGCTTTACAAGCAGAACAAGCTATAAATGAGAGTGATGATGAATTTGAAGATGAGTTTAGTTTAAGAAGAGTAGATAGTGAATCAAGACCTGTATGGAATCAAGAGAAAGAACTTGAATGGATTAAGAAAGTGTTACCTCAATTATCAGATGATGATAGAGTTAGAGTAGTGAAAGGTCTTATTAAAGTAGGTAATCAAGGTGCATTAGCTTGGGGACAATTCAGTAATGGAATAATTACCTTGTCTAACATAGCTGCTGAGGGTACTACTTATCATGAAGCTTTCCATGCTGTATTTAATCTTCTTCTTGACAATAATGAGAAACAAGCATTATTGACTGAGGCTAGAAAAATGTATGGAGATAAATCTGACTTAGACCTTGAAGAGGGTATGGCTGAAGGGTTTAGAGAGTATGTAATGAATAGGGAAAATAGAGGAATAGGTAGAAAAATACTTGACTTCTTCAAGGACTTACTTGCCAAAGTAAGAAACTGGAATAGAATGAAACCTCACTTGATTGATTACTATAGAAGTATCAATGAAGGTAACTATTCATCAAGTACTTTCAAAGTTCCTGCTATGAGTCAAATGAGAGAATCTACAAGAGAAAATACTACATCATTTGAATCTTTAGATGTTGAAACCCAAGAAGCTCTATTGAAGAAAGGGTGGACACAAGAACAGTTTGATTCTATCTCTCAAGAGGAAAGAGACCAAGCTGTTAAATGTATAGCTATCTAATCAGTAGGATGAAATTTTTTATTAGGGCAGGATTGTTACCTTGCCCTATTTTATTAGGTAAAAAAAATTAAAAAAAATAGGGAGAGGAGTAAAACTTAATTTACTCACTCTCCCTATTTGCTATTATTGCTTAAAGAATGGAATACCTTCCTCAGGATGTAAACCTCTATAGATAGTCTTATTCATTGGAATAACTGGAGACTCAAAGAATAATCTATAAGCTCTAGACTCTTCTTTATATCTACCAGATTGCAGTATAGCATCTTCTCCTCCAAATACTTCATAGTTATATGGATTCATAAGTCCAAGTAAATCAAGAATATTCTCTACAGTATTTACACCAGCAGCAGGTGACTTGATAATCTTCAACCCTTCTGTAATCATAGATTTTCCGGGTATTAATGCACCTAATTCAGTATATAATCTTCTAGCCTGATACTCTAGCATTCTGACTAACCAAGGTCTATCTTTATCATCAGACCATTCAATTAATCCAATTACCATAGATATTGCCAAGAAGTGTGATACTTCAGTAAGTGCTCTTCTGATATTAGCCTTTTCAGTAGGTGTAAGTTCATTCCATCTTGCAGCTATATTCAATTGAGTCTCTTTCAAATCTCTTGCAAGTTGTAACATGAATCTACCAGTTGTATTATAATAACCTTCTGTCCATGCTTGTAAGTCATAGTTATATGTAGCTGACTTGAACCTTCTGTTAAGTGAGGGTTTCACCCACTTTCTGAAAATAATAGCCATTCTACCTACAGCTAATCTTTGTATTGCATTTCTATCAGCTTTATTATAAATACCGTGCATTCTCTGATTGATTGCTGCACTCTTTCTACTGAATTTGATTATATCATCTTGTGTAAATGCACTACCATCTACCTTAGTATAACCTTGTTTCAATTGTAATTTAGCTCCTAATTTTTTATTAGAGCTATCAATAGGAACTACTTCCATAGCATCCCATAAAGAAACAATCTTACCCTCAGGAGATTTCATCTTGTAAGCATCTGCAAGTGCTAAAGAAGTTCTGTTCTGCATCCAATGTTCACCAGCATTACTCATAAAGAATAATGATGATGTATTAAACATTCTACTGAACCATGTCTTTCTATCAAAGTTTACTTCTTTAACATCCTGTTCATACTCCTGCATTACATTGAATAGTTCATCCCATAGAGCAAGTTTACTAGTCCTAACTCTATTACCTATTTCAGCAAGATATTCAGGAAGAGCTTGACCATATACTCTATCAGCAGTTATAGTATTCTTCTCATTGAAGAACTCACCAGCCATAGATTCAATTCTCATCATGACTTTACCAGTAGCAATATTGGAAATACCTGAAAGAACATTAAGTGCTAAGTTGTTCATAGAAGTAACTCTATTTACAAAGTTAGCTACTTTGCCCTTATCAATATTAGTCTTTCCAAATGTACCTTCATCTGCCATGTACCTACCATAGACTTGCATCTCAAAGAAGTCATTTAATCTTTGAACAAATCTTGTAGCTTCTCCTTCTTTGGTTAATTTACTTTCAACCTTTCTACCTACTGCCTTGAACTTCTCAATAAGTGGCTTACCTCCTTGAGTCTGTGTAACTTGTCTTTCTCTTAATAGGTCTCTTCCTAATTCAAGAACATCAATTACCTTATTCATTTCATCAAAGTCATTAGCCATTGCAGCATAAGCAGTAAGAGTACTTACTATATCTGTTGATAAGTCATTAGCACTTTCACCTTCCTTCAACTTAGTGTAGTATATAGGAAGAGTCTGTACCTCATTACCTTCAAAGTCTTTCACAGTTGCTCTATCACCAAAGTCTACATCATCAGTTCTTCTAATGAATTCATCTTTGATACTTTCCCATACTTGCTTTGCTCCTGACTTAACACTATCAGAGGATTTTACTCTTTCAAGTAAGTCCTTTCTTATCTTAACAGCATTAGTTAATGTGGTATATTTATCAGGTAAGTAAGAATCCAACTTAGCCTTTATATCCATTACAGTATTATAGTACTCCTTTTGAGCTGCATTAAGACTTTGGTATTGCTTGCTACCATAGATAGACATCTTAGGTTGTTTCTTACCATTGACTGTTTCCATGTTAGCATCAAACCAAGCTTGTCTTTCTTTCTTATACTTCTCAGCAGCATCTCCTACAGGATTTCTACCATACTTCTCATTGAGTGCTTTGAACATTTCTCTGACCTTATCTCTGAATAGAGCTTGATTAATCTCTGATATATAATTACCAGACAGATTGCCATTACTATCTCTTTCAAACATCCAGTCAGTGTTCTTTATACCAGCTTGCTCCAACTTAATAGTAGCAGCTTGTAATTGTTTCATCACATCAATAGTTCTTAACCTAGCTTGTTCTTTACTCTTCTTGACAGCTTGGTCCATGACTTTCAACATATAGTCAGAAGAATCTGCCATACTATCAAGCCATCTATCAAAGAAAGAAATATCTTCATCAGCCATCTTAACTAAGTCCTCAGCTTTTATTACTTTACCTTTGAACTTACCAAATGGTATCATGATATTCTCCCCAACAAATGGTTTAATGAAGTCTACAAATAAAGGCATAGATACATCATTGTACTTAACAAATAGGTCTCCAATCAATACAGAAGCATTATCCAATGCTACTCTGACTCTTTGACCATATCTATTGTCAGCATACCTTTCTTCATCAACTAATGCTTTTCTTACATCTTCTATAATATTCTTGTATGAGTATAGGTAATTTCTAACATCTCTTAATACAGAAGCTCTTTCATTTGCATTAGTAGCTGGAGTATTTCTTAATACTTCAAGTCTGTTACTAACCTTTTGTAACTCCTCTAAAGCATTATCAAGAAAAGTATATATTCCTTCAATCTCATTATTATCTGACAATTCAAGTTCAAGTCTGTCAATAAGTAGTCTTTGATTAGCACTGAACTGACTATTTGGATTTCTCTTCTCATAAATCTTGAGCCTCTTCAACTCATTATTCATGATGTCCTGTAATAGTCTTCTATCTCTCTGCACCCTTTCATTAGTCTGATAGAATAAACCAGAAGTGCTTATATTTTCTACATTGATTTCCTCATCCATTCTACCATTAAGAATATCTCTTGCTACCCTTCCAAAGTCTCTGTCTGCCTCATACATAGCCTTTTGTATCTGACTGGCATTCATTGTCTTGAAGAAGGATTTAATAGCATTGATTACTCTCTCTAATAGATTTTTGTAAGGTTTTTGACCAATAGACTCAGATTTCAATAAGTGTTTTGCAAGTAACTTACCTGCTGCTTCCTTGGCTAATTTGGTAATATCCCCATTATAAAGAGTATTGTATATATCATATTCATCACCAAGTATTTCACCTATAAGACCATTAGAACTAAGATTATTAATCAGTCTATTGATGAGGGGGGACTCTCCCATTGCTTCAATAGCAAAGTGAGCAAACTCTTCAGGTAGAGCTTTTTCTCCCTCAATACCATTAGCTAATCTAATCATTTCTATTAGACCATTAGCAGCATTTCTTGCTACATCAAAGTCTGTTACACCATTGATTCCCATTCTCTTTTCAAGGTCAGTTAGAGCACCTACTACAATACCTTTAGCTGCCAATATATCTCTTAACCTACTATTGAGGTTAGCATTATATGCCATCTTATCAGCATCTATAGAATTGAGTTTGTTTCTTTTCTCTACCTTTATTCCTATAAATATCCTTGAGGATTCAGTGTCTTGAATCTTATTAATCTTAGCTACATAGTCATCTCTAAAGTCAGAGTTTTGATTAAAGGCTATAGCTTTCTGAATAAGTTTCTGATAGTTCTCATCATTATTTACCCAGAGAGCTGGTCTATTATCTCCTCTTTTATAGTACCCAATATCTCTGTTTAACTTTTCAAGTACTTTAGACTCAGGGATAACATCACTAAGATTAGTCTTCTTCAACAGACTACTGATTGTTGGTTCATTGTTTTCATCTAATGTAAGCCTTGGATTCCAATCCTTAATGAATTTGTCACTCTTAGTAATCAAATAAAGTCTGGCAGTTTCTTTTCTATTATTGCCAGTGTAGGCAAGCAGGTCTTTAAATAACCTGCTGTCTACTACTTGACCTTTATTATTCTTTACTTGAGGGATTATTGCACAATTTCTTGCCATATCTTACAAGCTATATAAAGTTATACCACAAATACTATCACCATTCTCATCTTTATAATTTATATTAGGCTGAATAGATGTTACATCATTTTCAGCTCCAGATGCTTTCTCAAGAGGAGCACCATAAACTGCACTATAAGCTTGATTTAAAGCCTCACTACTAAATGCTTCTCTATATATTTCAGAGTAGACTGAATCTTCTTCTGTCATTTGAGGAGTCTCATAAGAAAGGAAATCTCTCTCATTAGCAGCATTAGGATTGTAGTCCTTACTATTCTTCTCAATAACAGAAGTCATTGCACTAGCTTCCTTACCATATTCATATTCAATGAAACTGTTTCTGAAACCTAATGGTTCAATTCTTCTATAAACTGCTACATTGGCTTCATCAACTCTGTCTGTAGTTAATCTATAATAGACATAATTACCCCTAGTCCTTCTTGCTATGAAATCAAAGAATTCATATACAGGACCATCAGGAGTATCAATTCTCTTCTTGACAATTTTCTTGTCTCCAAAGTTTGCATTGTCATCTATTACAAATGTAACTTCATCCTTAATCTCACTATCTTCACCTATGAATGAAGTTGAGGCATCTTCAGGAACTTCAGGAACCAGCTTTCTATTATCAAGGTGATTATAGATATACTGCTCAATAAAGTTACTGTAGTCATCCTCAGTTGTAAGTAAGCTTCTCAATGTTTTAATATACTCAGGAACTGCATTTCTTACAGCTACAGGAGCCAAATGGATAAATGTTGAAGAACCAAATGCAAAGCCATTTCTATAATAGCTGTATCTGAATAAATTAAGAGCAAGCTTCTGAGCTTCTGGGTTATTCATATATAATAATGATGCCCAGTCTCTCATATATCTTTCTCTTAGAGTAGGACTTAACTGACCAACATTCTTGAATACTACAGTATCCACAGGATTTGTATCATTTGCCCTTATCACTCTAAGTCTCTTAATAAACTCAAGGTCAGCTATATCCTCATTCTCTGCAACCACTTTCTTAAAGTAAGTTGGGAAATTATTGATGAAGTCCCTTCTCTTGTCAGCAGATGTAATCATCTTTGTAGGATTACCATTCTCATCTACTGAACTCCAATCAGGTTCTGCACCAAAGAAATCTGTCTTAGACATTATATAAGCAAGCAAATCATTGTAAATACTATTCATAGTCTTCACATTTAATCTACCTGTCTTTGTCATGTTTCTAAGAACATCAACTACCTCATCAAATGACTCAGTGAATTGAGGGAAATACTTGCTTAGCATTCTCTCTGATTGCTTCAATCCAAGTGTGTAGAATGCCTGTAAGAAAGGCAATTTACTTGCAAGCAATTGCTCTCTTATGTTGTCAATGTCATCATTAAGAAGAATACTGTCACTGATTACATCTGCCCCTACAAGTGGGAACTTGTCATTCTCCTCCATATCTTTCAAGAAGTCTAGAACCTTTTGGATTTTGAGCTTAGTATCAGCAATAGTTGGACCTGCTGCACCACCTTGAGTATCAGACCTTGTAGCTTGTACAAGCTGACCAAGGCTATCAGCAGTCTTCATTACTCTCTTGAATAAGTATCCAACAGCAACTTGTTTCTTGTAGAATTCAACCTTACTATAATCAGAGGTTTGACTGGCACTTGTAATACCTGCCATCTCCTTTGAAATAAGTATGTTGTTAGCAAGGTCTTCAACAAGGAAGTCATTATTCTTATAATTGTCATAAGTAACTTCTTCCATCATTGCAGCCTTCTTCTTGTATTCTGCAAGAATTCCATCAATCACAGTATCCTTACCTTTACCTTCTCTACTCTCTCTGAAATAAGTCTGAGTAATATCCATTACAATAGGCTGTGCCATAAGTAAACCTATCTCAATAGGATTATAACCAAGTCTTGAAAGAAGCATAGAAGCATCAGCAGTAAATGTATTCTGGTTAATACCAGCAAGCACAGGGTCTTTAACATTATCCACAGATGCAGCCAAGAATCCAGCATTGTTCTTAGATATGAACTCCTTGTCTCTATTCATAATATCATGTAGAGAAGTCAATCTCTTTCCATTCAATACAAATGAGCCATTCTCAACATCCAATCCAAGCTCTGTATGTTGCATCAAAGCATGGTTTGCATTATGGTTTGCATATATACCAATCAGCTTTGCACCAGTCATATTCTGTTGATGAAGTTGTACCTGAGTTCTTGGAGAGATAGGGTCAAGTTTTCTCTTAGTTCTTTCAGCAAGTTTGTCAAGTTCTTCCAAATCCATTGAAAGTAACTTAGTGATAACTGGACCATTAGGAATATTCAAATCCCTTCTCAAATCTGATTCATAACTTGAACTAAGAATACTTACAATTCTTGTAGCCTTCTTCTGATAATCAAAACCACCCGGGTTAAGAATCTTAGATGCAGTATCTGCATTTGTAAGTACACCCCACATCATATCTATCAACAAGTTATTTCTTGCTTCAAGACTATTTTCCTGAGGAGTTTTATTGAAGTCATACTTAACCTTTTCTATCTTCTTTCTGATGAAGTAATTCTTCTTATTAGCTTTAAACCATTCAGAGAATCTCTTCTGTGCAGTTTCAGAGAATTGGTATCTCTTAATACCTTCCTTCTTTAACCACTCATTGAACTCTTCTGTAAAATCAGCTATATCATCCAAGTCTGCTGCTTCATCCCAATCTTCAGTCTGTTCTTTGATGAATTGAGTAAGTGCGTCACCTAAGTTTCTATCAATCTCTTCTACAATATCTGGATTATTAAGATAGAAATCATCCCATGCTCCTTTAATATTGTATAGTTTTCTAATAGTGAATTCAGGTAACATAATATACATCTTATCCACATCAAAGTCTGAACCTGATAGAGTAGTAATTTCAGCAGGAAGCATAATTGCAGAACCATTCTGTTGTGGCAAGAATCCTTTAATATACAGAGGAGCCATTGAATACTTATCCTCTGTTGGAACTCTATAGCCAATCAACTTTCTAAGGTCTTCAGGAAGTTTGGTAATATCAAGCTCATGAGTACCTTCTTTCATAAGAGGTTCATAGAACTCTCTAGAATAAGCAGGCATATAACACTCAAGGTAAGCAATTGATAATCCACCATTCTTTCTTGCTTCATTTACAAATGCTTCATATTCTTCTCTAGTAGCATTTCTATGCTCTTTAGAATACTTATCCCAAGACATCAGATTACCATCTTTATCTTTGAATACTACATTAAGCTCATCAGTTAAGCCATAATCAGATACCTGAATTAAAGCTCCACCTCTAATCTTCTGTTTAGTAATTCTACTCTTGATGATACTATTAAGTAAGGTTTGTACTTTCTGAGATTGGACAGGGTCAAATAATGGAATATTGAATTGCTTATTCTCATTAAGAGTACATGCTCTCATCATATCAATTCCATATCTCTGATTACCTCTAATCTCTTCAAGCAAAATCTTCTCAATCTCTTCAGGGTCACTGAATATCTTATCTACATCAGAAAATGCTTGAATGATATTTTCAGTATTGATAGCATTGTATAAATCCAACCATTCCTGTTTGGTCATCTTCTTACCATTAACTTCAATGATTGTATCTGGTGCAATATCAGCAGTAATCAACTTTCTAATCTGAGTACCTACAAGCTGTACAGCATCAATAGCATGTTCAGGAGTTGCAGTCTGAAAACCATAATCCTCATAGCTTACTTTATGAACTACATTAGGATTCTCTACACCATTAGGCATAGTAGCATTCTTCAAGACTTCCTTCACTTGCTTATAGTCATTAACATTATTAAGATTAATGACACCTTGCTTACCAACTTTAGTGGTAGACTCAAACTGAACTACATCAATGTTATTCTCCTCCATGAACTCATTAATAGCTCTAAGCTTACCTGATTTACCAAGTGGACCAGCTATTAACTCGTGCATAGCAAGTAATAAGAATTCAGAGTTCTTGTGCTGTACAGGAGTCTTAATACCAGTATGACCTTCTACACCACTCATATTATTAATCTGAGTATATACATAAGGTTTCTTAGTCTGCCAAATGATATTGAAGTCAGATATATCCCATTTTCCATCTTTGAAATTGTTATATGCCTTCTCCATTTCATCATTCCACTGACCAGACATACCAAGTATTGCTCTATAAGAGCTTAGACTTCTATAAGCCTGAGCATCTGCTACATTGACTTCTTTGAACTTATTGACAATATTATCTCTGTCTATCTTGGTCATTTCACCTTTCTTGACTCTTTCATCAAGAACTGTTTCAATGTCACTCAATACAGAAGAGGTAATCTCATCATCCTGTAAGTAAATAGTTCTTTCCCAATCTCTACCAATTCTTTCACCTTTATAAGTAGCTTTGGTATTCATTCTAAGAGCTGGAGCATGAACCTCCTTATATCTCTTTTGAAAGTCCTCTACATTCTTATAGAAAGCTAAGTCTGTAGTAGTTAATTCAATGATTTGAGAAGTAGCTAGTTTACTATTCCAGTAATATTCTCTCAATGCAGCTTTTGCATTATTCTTGACTACAAGATTTCTATTGATACTTTCAGCTTCTTGCTTAGTAATATCACCTCTTGTAGACTTCTGAGTAATCAAATCCTTAACCTGTTGGAACAGATTTGAAGCTACTCTATCATCTACTGGGTTATTATTGTTATAATCTTTCAACAACAACTCCATATCTGTAGTCCATAAAGTAGTACCAAGAATTTCTTTAGCTTTAATAAGAGACTTTGCAGTTCTTGAGTTCTGCTGTGATTGTCCAGCAAAAGGTAAATACTTATACTTACCATTTGATAATTCATCAAATAAACCAATTCTTGCCCAATCTCTATATGCTTCTTCAAAGCCATTATCCATAACTTCTCTAAGAGCACCTCTAATGAAATCTTTCAAATCAGCACCACTACCTTCTCTACTTAATCTACTCAATCTGTCAAGGAATGTTTCTCCATTGTCATATCTTATAGAATTAAGTGCAGGCAAGAACTTGAATTCAGCACCTCCTATACTCTTTATACTTCCATCTTTCTTTCTGGAAATATCATAGTTTGCAATAGGAGAGATATTAGGATTACCTTTCTGAAGTTCTTCATCTCTTGCAATAACAAGCATGATTCTATCATATTCCTGATTAACCAAGTTAGTTAGTTTATCAAGAATAATGTCATCATAGGATAACTTATTTCCATTCTCATCATACTCAACTCCACTTACATACTTTCTGAATCTGATGAACTCAGCAGAAGGAGAGTCTGAAAGAATAGGAACATGATACCATGCCCACTTAACACTTGTTCTACTGTCTTCTGGGTCTCCCCAATATTCAGTAAGCAATGCTAGAGTATAGTCCAAATCATCCCAGTTAGTATAGTCTACTTTATCAGAATTCAATACTACTTTATGACTTAAACCTTTTCTCATTTCCTCAGAATTAGCAAGTTGTTCCAGCCAATCATTTCTCCACAACCCATCTTTGAAGAACCATTCATACTGCTTGAATTCAGTATTCATAAACTCTTCAAATCTTTGCTTGTCTCCTCTTACATTCTTGAGTTGCTTCATTAACTTACCAAGATAACTTGGAGTAACATGAGAATAATAAGATTTATCATTTTCTCTAACACTACTTTCAATAGCATCTTCAGTCACTTCAGCCATCATACTTGCAATCATGTTATAAGCAGAGCCAAATGTGTTGATTAAGTCTCCTCTTTTCTCTGTTCCATCTTCTCTTATTTCAGATTTGATTTCACCTTTCTTAATACCACTGAATATAATATTCAACTGTGGTAATAAAAGCATGATTGGGTCAGTAAATGTTACATTTTCAGCAGTCTTAATATCTGTAAGAGCATTCTTTAATACTGCTGGGTTAGCATCAATACCAAGCATATTTAATAGCTTGAGTATTGTATTCCAAACTCTTTCATCTTCAAGTAATGCAAGTCTTGCTTCAGTGTCAAGATTAGAGAATTTATTGTTAAGAGTCTCAACCCATTTGAGCCCTTTTTCAGCATTCTCAACATTAATATCTCCATTCTTTTCATATACACTATCATCATCAAGCTGTACACCATTCTCATAGTTATCTCTCCAAGCATCAAGAAGATAATATACACCTTCAGGTTTATTAATAGCAATAGTCTGCATCTTGAATGTACCATCAGGCATCATCTTTTTCTTCTGAATCCAATAAGGCATAAAGTCCTTTCTGAAGTCTTGATAGAACTGAGAGAATAATGTTTCATCTCCTTGCAACAACTTTACTACTTGTCTTGTCCAAGGTTTATTCTTTCCAAGCTCTTGCATGAGAGGAATCATATCTTCAGAAGTAACCATATCTCTAAGCTTATCAATGAATGTTGCATGTACATAGTCAGCATCCAAATATCTTGTAAAGCCTAAATCATCCTTCTCATATTTTCCTCTATAATCTAATCTAGGAACTTGTCTGATAGCCTTTCTTACAGCTTGTGATAATGACTCATGAGAACTAACCTGTCTGTAGTTAGTCATCCATCCATCTTTAAAAGCCTCTTCTTGTTTCCAATCCTCAGATTGTTCATCAAGATTACTTTCACCTTCAGGAGTATCATCATTGAGATTAGCATCTTTAGGAGCAATATAATTAGGGTCAATTCTAATACCCTCTGTCATTATAAGCAAAGTACTTGCTTCTTCTGCCAGAGGTTTGAAGTTATCAACTACCTTTCTATAAGCCTGTTCCTTATATGCAGCTTTCTTCTTAGCAGCAGCTAACTTTTGCTCATTAGAATACTTCTCAGAACCTTTAGTTGAGTTAATCTTACCCAACTCAACCTGAACTCTATTCTCTTCTGTATCATTAATATATGATTGGAATATATCCAACACTCTACTAAAGATACCAGCAGGAGTGTATTTCTTAATAGCATCAAATCTATCAAGAGAGTTAAGTTCTTTCTGCAATTGCATTCTTGTAGTTTCAGAAGTAGCTTCTTCAATTCTCTTATTAAGAGAGTCACTCATTTCCTGTAGTGCCTTATCTACTTCATTACTAAAGAATCTTGCAATCAATGTTACTCTATCTCTTCTTGTTCTTGGGTCAAAGTCTAAATCCACCTTAGCTTGTTCCTCAATAGATGAAACCTTAGGAGCATTGAATGAAGGAGATAATGCTTCATCAAGCATTTTTACAGACTCAGTACCACTGATACTTTCATTCAGTATCTCAGCCAGTGCTCTTGCTTGACTTACTCTTGTATTAGCAAACTGGTCAGTAAGAGTTTTACCATAAGATTTTATCCTTAACTCATTCATTAACTCAGGATTCTGCTTTGCCCACTCTCTCCATAAAGGAAGATAACCTTCAGTATATGAAAAATCCTCTCTTTCTTCTTTTGTTTTTAATGATTCATTATAAAGCTTTGAATCCTTACTTGGGGCTTGTCCTTTTCTACTTTTCTTGATGACAGACTGATATATATCTTCAATGGTCTTGCCACTTACATCAATGCCATCTATAACAGTGCCTTTCTTGAAGGTAGCTACAAGAGCAGAAAATCTTTTATCTCCTCTTGTGGAAACTTCATAAGAATTTTCAGCAGTTCTTGCCCAATTTACACTCGTGTTTCTAAGTTCACCTCTAAGCTTATTTAACTCAGAAGCAGAAGGATAGTCTTCCATAGTCTTATTATTATGCTTTTGCCATAAGGCTACAAGACCTTTTACAGATTCTTCTGTTTCACCCTGTAATTTTTTAGCCAAGTCTCTGATTTTATCAGTTATAATTAAACAATTTCCTAATTCCATATAGTTTTTATTATAAATTAGTGACAGCAAAGATAGGCATTTATTCTTAATAAACCAAGATATTAAGTATAAAAGTTGCCATTAGTTAATTTGATTACTAATTATGGTATAAAGAAATAAGGAGAGTATTGCTACTCTCCTTAGAAAATCTCTTAATATTGTCAAGAAGAGATAGTAAATAGCAGAGATTTACTCTACTACATACTTCACTCCATTATATATCAAGCAGCTTATGGTGTTGATGTTCACCAATCTTTCACCAGTTTCTTTCTCTGTTCTTTCAATGTCCATATCCATACATTTGTACTTACCATCTCTTGATACAAACTGCATCTTGAAACCTCTTAGTACTCTGTCTTCTCCTTCAATATAGTCTTTGATAGGATTATTCTGAATGAACTCAAGAGCTTCTTTATAAGCTACAGCCATAGACTTCTTCTGCTTTTTAGCCTTATCAATCAATGCTACAGCCTCAGCCCTCTGTGCTTCTCTTTCAGATTCAAACTGTTTCTTAGTTTTAGCTTTATCCTGTTTCTTGAAAACTACAGTGAATACTTCAGAAGACTTGATACTTTCAAAGATACTTCTAATACCCGGAGTACCATCTTTCTTATCTTCTTTAGTAACTTTCACTTCTGTTTCATATTGGTCAGAGGTATTAAGCATACTGTGGATATACTCATTACTAAGATTTACTGCCTTACCACTTTCAAGATGAGTGAATACTACACTATCTTTCTTTACCTCTTTTACAATATAATGAGACTCTTCAGAAAAGATGTCCCCTACTTCAATTTCTGCAAGATTTACTTTCATGTTTTTATTGTTTTAAGGTATTACTTCTTTTGAATAGGCTGCATATACAGCAGTCATTTCAGTATCACCACTTGCTTCAAAGCTATCCATAGTAGCCTTATAAAGACCTCTTGTCTTTTCTCCTCCTCTTGCCAATGCAGCAGCTTCAACAAGTTGTGAAGTCTTTGAGCTTGTACTAAATGGAGCACTTACACCATTAGTAGTACTTGAGAGTTCTTTATACCACCAAGTTTTGTTTATAGTCAATGTATCAAACTTGATTCCTTTCTCAGCAGCTTTCTTAGCTTCCTCTCTCCAGTCAATTTGATTATTAACTACTCTATCACTGTAACTATACTCTACCCTATGTGGTTCTGCATCTGCAATAAGAAGAACTGCTTTGGTAGAACCTTTTCTCCAATTAGTCTCTTCTACTATCTTCTTGATAACAAGTTCATAGAACTCATCACTATCACCTCCACTTGTGTCCTGTGCATTAGTAATGAACTCTATAAGTCTATTCTCATTATCAGTAAGCTCACATACTTGATATGCCTTACCAAATCTATCTTTGCTTGGCATATCACAATAATCACCAAAGGCTACAATACCTAATCTCAGATTAGGATTTGCCTTAAATAGCTTAGGCACAAGCTCTGTAACATGGTCCTTCACTGCTCCTATATAGGAAGACATAGAGCCAGTAGTATCAAAGGCAATTACCATATCAAGCATACCATCATCTGATGATACTTTAGTTCTTACCTCAGGTTTTACCTCTGGCTTTACTTTAGGTTTAATTAAATTTGTTCTCATCTTTATATAAGCTTTGAAATGTTTTCCATAAATACTTCAGCCTCTTTCTTAGTAGTATTGATATTCTCAATATCACTCTGTAAAGATGCTATTTGAGCATTCTTATTTTCAATCTCCTTCTCCATTTCTACCTTTAGCTTACTAGCATCTTCATGAGCAACTTTAAACATGTTCTTAATACTACTCATTCTACTAGCAAATGAAGGAGTTTCAATTACCTTCGCTGTTTTCTTAGTTCCAAATGCCATAATGTTTAATTATTAATATAGCTTCTTTTAATGAATTCTTGTCTCAAAGGTTCTACTAACTCTACTACAGTAGGATGAGGTTGTCCAGTCTTAGCTATCTCACTTCTCAAATCAAAGAAATGCTCATAGTCAGAAATAAACCCTGTCATTATGATTTCAGCCTTAGTTCCTTGAATTAAGAAATATGCAGCCTGCTGTGGTTGCCATCCCTTATTAATCCATTTAAAGTAAATAGATTCTATAGTTTTCAAGTCTTCTTCAAACTCTTCCTGCTCTTCATTCTTTAGCCATATAGGAGTAGCAAATGATACACTAGAGCCAAACTTCTGTTTAATATAATTACAGAATCTTGTAGACTCAATAGCCCAAGAGAATACTCTATGTCTAGTACAATCCTTGTAGAAATGAATATCAGATGTATATCTTACACATACTCTTTTCTCATGATGTTCTGTAGGTTCACAGATATACTGCAAGTCATCAAGCCAGCCATTCTCTACAAGAACTCTATAGTTTGTAGTTATATAAACTTCCTGTGTAGCTTCAAGTTTCTCCTCATAACTATTATACTTGGGATATTTACCAAAGATAACTTTAGAATAAGGATTACTGATATACTTATTTTCTACCTGATTCTTATCATAATTATCTAAAGAAAGACCCTTGTTGGTAACTTTGAGATACACAGTACCATGCTCTAACATAGCACCATGTCCAGACTTAATCATTCTATCTACAAATCCTTTAGCTGAATCTTCTGTAATCTTATCTTCTGATTTATAACATACTCTTCCTGCTTTCTCTATCTGTTTATAGATACCCTCAAGACCAGCAGGTTGCTCCCATATTTCATACGATGGTTTTATAAGTTTCATCCTACATCCTCCTTAGTTAGTACAGTTGAATCAGGGTGTTTAATTACCCTACATATCTCACAATCTGGTCTCCATTTCCTTACTAAAGCAACAGCTTCATCAAATGATTCAGCTACTACATTGTATTCTAGACCATCTTCTATTTCTATAGTAAACAATTTTCTCTTAATTACCATATTCTAATTTCCTAAGTTAATTACTATACCATTTTGACAATCTTCAGCTTCTTTTTTAGCTTCTTCATAGGTATTAAACACTTTAGTCATACCATCTTCAGGGTCTACTACCAGATTGATAAGTCCATTAAAATCTTCAATCACTACATATCTCATACCTCCTTAAGTTTAGTATGTTTACTACAATCTTCACACCAACATTCAGTATTATCAGTTATGCCCTCTATATACTCATTAGTATTAGCATTTACCCATGCCTGTACCTGAATATTGGTGCTACCACACTCACTACAAACATATCTATGGTTAAGACTGTTAGGAATGTATAAAACAGTTCCCATTGAGTTCTTATGTATATCTACATCAGGAAATGCTTTATGAAAGGCTTGTAGATTAAAAGGTCTCACAATGAGATGAATACCTTGTTTAGTAGGTATTTGGGCATAAATGTAGTCATATCCTACTTCTTTAAGTGCCTCTACTGAAATATCAGAACCTTTCTTTTTCCAAGCCTCTGCATATAACTCAAAGAGTTTATCTGCAATAGCATTCATCATAGATACATCATCTATATCAACTACCCATTTAGGATTTCTTGACTTCAATTCCCCTGCTGCACTATTGAGTATTCTCCTTGGGTCTCTTACAGTACCATTCAGATTATACTCTGCTAACTTAGCAAGTAATAGGTCTTGCAGATTCTTGAAATCCTTTCCAGCCACATTGATATAGGCTCTTGCACCATAATGTTCACAGAGAAACACTACTTCTTCTTTCACTCTATCAAGATGCTCTCTACTTCTAATAAAGTAAGTTTTGATTGCACTCTCCTTTACTTTCTTGTTCTCACCCTTATGGTCTTTGGCTCTCTGAACAATCTGTAAATGGAAGAACATATCATTTGCTTCATTGAAATAGAAGAGGCTCTTGATTAATTCAAAATTGTCTATCATATCTTATGATTCTGTCCCACTTGAGGGGAAGTTATCTACACTTACTGTACCAGTAATAGATACAGGTTCTGAAGGGACAGTAGGCATATTGTCCACATAAGTATTCAAGTAAGCATTAGTAACCCTTACAGGCACTTCTGATACAGATACTGCACTTAATTCTACCTTCTGAACTTCACCTTCTTGACCAGATATAGTGTCTTTAATATCCTTCAAACTCTCCTGCATTCCAGCTATAGACTGACTCATATTGTACAATAATTTGTCAGTAGTGGATGTAACATTGTTAATATCCACATCTACAGATGAAGGAGGAGTTTCTTCTGATAGGGTAGCTGCTCTATAATCTGCTGCTGTACTCATCATACTTTGAGCAATCTTAAATGCCATACTTGATATGAGAGTAACCTGCCCATCATCCAATGTTAAAGGATTTTCCACTTTAGCCAATATACCTTGCAAAGCATACATTGCAAAGTACTCTCTTGGCTGTAACACATCTATATCAATATTCTCTTCTGTACCTACATCTCCTCTGGTAGCTACTGTACCTTGAGTTGCAATAATCTTGGCATCTACAATAAACAGATTATGGAGTTCATCACCATCAGAACATACACCATTATCATTGAAATAATACATTTTTTTTTGTACTTGCCCAGAGTATTTCTCTGTAACAGAACCTATATTATTCAATTGAAAATTAAGTACATAGTTACTGACTGTTCCACTCAACTGTCCATTAGAAGAGAATGCAAGGAGAGCACCATTTAATGCCTCATCCTTGTTAAATTCTACTAATTGAATCTTAGTTGCTGTTGCCATATTAGTCCATTATAACTTCAAAGTCATCAACATTCCAATCTCTTAAATCATTAAATACCCTATCCCTATGTTCTAAGGTACATCTAAGATTTTTCCAAGCATCCTGAGGCAATACAATCTGCTCTTCAACTGCACCTTTAAGGTCACAGTTTGAGTAGTCTATATTCTCAAAATATTCACCATCTTCATCCTTTCCAGAATCAGTAATCTCATAGTCAGATACCTTAATCTTTACAGTTTTACTAAGGGTGACACTTACTGTGACCTCAATTTCCCTTTCAGGGTTATCAACCTGATTCCAGGGTGCATTAGGGTCATGTTCTGCCCCTGGGGGATAATATCCACTTTCAGTCATTTTTTTTTTCTTCTTTTTAATGTCTGTTATCAAGTTATTTTCTTTAATCAGTCTTCGAGCAATTACACATTCAAGATTCTTAGGAATACTGATATGTCTTCCCTTATCATTCACATATATAGCATGGTCTCCATTATGTCTACTATAATAGAAACCATTAGCTACACATATTCTGATAAACTCTCGCTGTGTATATTGTCTCATTTACTTTATATCACCTATATACATACTATTACACTTCTCACATACATAGTGCCCATTCTTGTCAATAGTTACAGCAGGTTTACCACAAAAGTAACACCTATCTACTGCTTTAAATCCAAGAGCTACACTACTCTTTGTAAAGTCCTTAACTACCTCTTCAATAAGATTCTTAGCCTGAGTTAGCTTCTCTCTTTCTCCTTGAGTCATTGGTACATCCCAAGGGATAGTCATACCCTTTATTCTCCAGAGAAGCATAACTCTCTTTCTCCAAGATAGTTGTTTGGGAGAAGATTGTGTTCTCCTATCAGGACTTGCATAAATTAATCTTCCTGAATTTCCCATATTAACTTCCTTCTATAATATCTTTATATTTTTCATAAGTTTTTCTTATAACCTCTTCTCCTATTGGATTGGGTCTCTTAGAGTCTCTGTCAATGCAGTCTTGAAGAGGAATAAAGAAATCTTGATATTCAATACTATACTCTTGAAGCTCTAGGTACTTATATTTAAAGGCTGTATTATTATGAGCCTCCACTATATGCTGTATAGATTCTACAGTCTTTGAATTAAGATTACTTACATCATCTACAACAACAGTAAATCCCAAATCAAGAGCTGTTTTGATAGCTTCAAATTCAGCTCCTCTTACTATAATCTCAAGATGATGGGACCACTTACATCCCATCATAGCTCTTAAATCATCTCTATTTACTCTTATAGAATTAGGATGTTCATTACAGTAATTCTTAGCCCAAGTAGTCTTACCACTACCTTGTATTCCTCTGCATAAAATTATTTTAGCCATATTATAAAACTCCTTTAATCTTTAATAAAGCCCTCATTCTGTTCCAATCTACATAAGGTCTGGATAATGCACCATCTTCATCATATTTTAATGGTGTTCCAAGTGCAGCATCATCTATATAGATATTAGCAAATATCTTAGGAGATGATGTCCATTCCTTTTGTTTAGGATTCTCATTTATTCCCCATAAAGGTATTCCATTCTCTTTGAACCAGTTAATAGCATCCTGTAAAGTATCATTAGATACAACTTCTCCACTAAGAGTTTTACCCTGATTATTCTCATCAGGATGACTTCTCATAGTATAAAGAATAATCTTATGACCTTTCTCTATTAACTTCTTCAAGACAGGAACTGCTCCTATATCCTTACCTACTTTAGGAAACTCATGTGTAACACAAGTCCCATCAAAATCCACTGCTATTATCATATCTCCACATTTTTATAGTCAAACCCTAATTGTCCAACCCAACTCTTTGCTACTATAGCAGAATTAGATGAATAAAAGTGCACAGCTTCTTTAGGGTCATCAGTAACCCAGTAACACATTAATCCTGTTACTGAGTGAAACAATTCATCTACTGTTTCAAGACCATAGTCTTTAAGATACTTACCCTCTTTATTCTGTAGTACTTTAACTATCATTCACCTGACTTTTTATCCATCCACATTACAGTTATTATAGCATAGTTTGCCATGTCAAGAAGAGTATCTTTAATAGACTCGTCTTTAACCTGAGCTTCTTTCTTAGTGAGAGATTCAATTCTATTCATCTTATCTCCCAATCTAACTACAGAAGCTACAAGACCAAACTTATCAAGAGATTGCTCAAAGCTATTACCATAGTCATGGTTCTTAGCAGCATAAGTCTTAGCCATGTTATGAGTAATAGACATAAACTGTTCTACATTGTCAGATAATACAGGTCTGGAACCTAACTTTGTAAGAGAATACATAACTTCATCTAGCAAAGATTTATCACTTGCCATTAAGTTAGCTTGTCTCACTTCTTTCAATTTATCAATAAGTTTCTGATACTCTTCATTTACTCTTTCCATTCTTCCAATCTTTTAGTTTAACAAACTTATCAAAGAATTCTTTTCTTTCTCTGACATAAAAATTACCATCCTTTAATCCTATGTATATCATAGCATCAATCCAAGTTCTCTCTATAGGTAATTTCATTTTACACCTATAGATTACCTTATACTGATTACCTGTTTCAGGATAGACATAAATATTCTTCTCTGATTCTTCTATTGTTTTCTTACTAGCAAAGTAGAATAATACACATAGGATAATTGCTACAATAATTATAAACAATTTTCCCATAATCAATGTATCCAATAATCACCTACAGTAGCTTCTGCTGGAATAGGTACTGATTTACAATACTTAGCAGCAGATGCTTCCATAGTTTTACTTACAATATTAGGAAATTCAACAAGTTCCTCAGGATATTCCCAATTACATTCATCATGAGTAAGATTAGCTAATAGACACTTACCAAAATATCCATTATCTACTACCCAATTAAATATATCTATTTGACTATCTTTAAGAATAATAGCACCTGTACCCTGAGTAGGAGAATTAAGTGACTTTCTATCAAACTTTGATACTTCTTGGAAATGTTCTCTTACTTCTTGATAAACTTCATCCTTATAAGGCTTATGGTTTACTTTATAATCTTCCCAAAATTCTCTAGTATAAGACTTCTGTCTCTCATTCCACCTATTAAAACCTTCCCAATATGTCTTATGACCAGTAGCAGAACATAATAGGATATAGCCTTTAGTTCTTACTATCTTTGATGCTTTTTCTTTATATTCTGCAATACCGGGAAAACCATTAGCATAAGCATCTCTAAACTCAATAGCTTTTTCTAGAGTACAACCCATAGCATTTTGAATAGCATATTCAGTACCTCCAAATTGTTGTGAGAATTCTATACTCTTAACTTCCTTTCTTTGATGTGGAAATAACTTCTTTATATCCTTTATAGGTGTATCTCTAGGAATAATATCCTTATATACCATATAGGCACATAGAGAGTGCATATCTCCACTACCATAAAGAAACTCATCAATCATAGATTTCTCATTATATATATCAGCACCTAATCTAGATTCAATAGCACTATAGTCACAACTACACCATTTATTACCTTTCATAGCAGTAAAGCAAGCTCTTGTTACTTCGTCACTTGGTAATTGCTGCATATTAGGATAAGGACAAGCTTTACCTTCTTTCTTTTGCTTAGAAGAAGGATTAATAGGTAAACCTTTTAATTTAGCTAAATCATTGTTATTATCCTTACTACCACAAGACATTCTACCAGTATCTGCACCTAATTGTTTATAATTAGTATGTATTCTACCAGTATTAGGATTAATAGCATTAAGATGATTTTGTCCAAAAGAGGTTACTACTTTAGCTGAACCATTATAACCGGGATAATAATCATTATCACCTTCTTCCCCTTTACCTAAATAAAGTTTAAGAAACTCATCATCTATACCTTTTTGTTTCTTTAGTACTTTTTCCATTGCACTATCTTTATCTTCTCCACTTTTTTTATCCTCTACAGTGGTATCAAAACCTAATTTCTTTAATAGAGGAATAACTTGTTTTGAAGATGCCCAATTAATAGTACATACAGGTTCAGTATTAAATCCACTAAATAAATCACCCTGAGTATTTATATATGTAAACTCTTTTAAATTTGGATGACTGCATACATATCTATTTAAATCTTCAATAGATTTATCTAGATTTCTTTTATCATTAGCCATCTTAGCTCTCCACTTAGTTTCATCAAGGTGAATACCACACCATTCCATATAAGCTATTAAAGGAACAAAATCACATTCTAACTTAGCTGCAAGTAGACATTCTTTTATTCTGCAATCTCTTATTTGACTAAGCATTATATCATATAGATATACTACATCATTAGCAGCATACTTTATAACACTATCATCTACACCTCTCCATTGTATTTGACCTCTTACAGTTTTATCTATAAATACGTCAATTCTTCTCTTTGCAATATCTTGAAGACTGTAAGATATACCATGTATAGGGTCTTTATATTCAGGAGGATAACCTAAATAAAGTACTTGTTCTACTATCATTGTATCATATACTTTTCTAGGTATAATAGAGTAATTATACAACCATTGTAAATCAAACTTTAAATTCTGTCCTATAATATATTTATCTTCTAGAACTTTTTTATATAGTTTAATATCAACAGTTGTACAATTTACTACTATCTGTATAGATTTATCAATGCTACCAAATTGAGCTAATAATAGTTTACCTACGTGACAATCTCTACCTTCAGTCTCAGTATCAAATTGAATAAAATCCCATTTAGATATTATCTCTAAAGACCTTTGTATGCTAATAGTACTATAGGTAGAATTACTAAATAACTCTTGTTGTCCAGTAACATAATATATCATATCACTCAAATGTTATAGTATGACCAAAGCCAGTAACAAAGACAATTGATTTAACCTTTGCATTAGCTTCTTCAAGTAATGAACCTTCTACTATCATTGGTCCACCAGATGGGTCAATAAACTTGTGCTTGTCATCAACATATCCTATTCTAAGAGTAGGCATACTAGTCTTTAATAGGTAAGTCTTTGACTCTTCCCCATCAAGTTTCTTCATCATTTTGAGATAGTTTTCTACACCACCTCTTGAATGTAACTTGATAATCTTTTCCATTACTTAGTATATGCTATAAGTTCTTTAAAATCCAACACATATTTATACTCTTCAAAGAATTTGCTACCAAGAATACCATGAACAGTAACACCAGACTCTTGCTTGATTCTATCAAAAGCTTCTTGCATATCAACTACTTGAAAAGAGGAACTATAAGACTTGCTATTATAGGTAAAGTCCATAGAGATATAGTCTATATCTACAGAATTACCTTCCATTCCAAAGACAGAGCCTTTTTCATCAAGCTTCTTATAGTTTAGAGAGTCTATAAGCCTACTATTTATTACACACAGATTTGCTCCTGTATCTAACAGAAAGTTCAATTTGGTACTTCCATTATAGAAAGTTACTATAGGAAGCTCTGTAAGATTCATAGACTCCTTAAAGGACATTTCAACTTTCTTCCTATCATAGTCTTGCACACCATTAATAATAATGGCTGAAATGACTACAATAACTAGAATTATTATAACTTCAAATATCATGTTTCATGTTTTCATATTTATTACTACTTAATACCAGTAGAACCTAATCCACCTCTATTATTATCACCCAAATCATCAACCTGTACAAGTTCTACTCCAGAACTAAGTAACCATTTAATCTTCTGCCACATAGTAGCTTTCTGACTAAGTTGAATTCTGAACTGACAGATTCTATCCCCCTTCTTAATAGAAGTAGTCTTCATAGGAGAACAGATATAATTCCACTCATCCTTATTACCTGAGTATGAGTTATCTACAATACCCTGACCATTAGGAATAGATATATTCATCTTCTTAGGTCCACTACTTCTTGAGTTAATAGGAGCTTCAAATCCTTCAGGAAGTTTGATTGATACTCCTAATGGAATATAGTAAACAGGAATTTCTACATCCCTATGACTTACTTCTTCTCCATTAATAGTTGTCTTTTTAAGAGTACCTGATTGAGGTGCTGGGATTTCCATATCCACAGCACTTCTCAAATCAATCCAATCTCCCTTGGGATTAATCTCTGGCATACAGCCTTCTGTTAAAACTTTTACTTTTATCTTTAATTTCATAATGATTTCAACAATTCTTCTTTAGTTTTAAATAGTTCTTCTTCTGTAAATACCTTATTAGATTCAAATAAGCCTTCTACTATATCTGTAGCATAGCCAATATATCTTTCAGTATTACTTAAAGCACAACTAACTGCTTTGATTTTAACTTTAGCTATCTTATTTTTATGTAAAGTATAGACTTCATCACCTATATCATATTTTGTTTTTATCTCCATATCACAAACACTTTGAGTAACCACAATCAATACAGTGAATACATCCACCATCTCTAACTAACTTACCTCCACATTCAGGACATACTTCCTTTACTTCAGTATTGGTAATATATTTAGCCAGTATTCTACACATAGCTGAACTGAATGAAGTAATATTATCATTCACTTTCTTTGCAGTCTTAGTGATGTATTCAATATTAGCACCATGTCTTAACAACATAGAAGCATACAGAGTAGCTGCTCTTTCCTCTACATTAGTATTGGCTAGCTGCAAATCTGATAACTGAATATATTCACTATCAAAGCTATAGTGCATCTTACTTACCTTGATAATCTTACCTTTATGAGCTGGAATACTTACAGGTCTGAGTGGTCTGAAAGCAAAGATTTCATAAGGCTTTCCTTCAAGTAAACCTACAAGAACAATAAATTGCTCTCCTTTTACTTTAATCTGATAATAATCAGCTTCAAGTTCTTTAGGTCTCTTAGGAGCTTGTCTGTTATCTATTACTTTAGGCTTCTCTACTTTATTCAATACACCTTCTCTACAACCATCTCTATAGATAGTCTGACCCTTATTACCTGCTTTCCATGCTTCAATATAGATATTGGCAATCTCTTCTTCAGTAGTTTCCTTAGGAAGATTTACAGTAGAACTAATACTATGAGTAGTATACTTCTGTACAATACCCTGTAATTTAACTCTCTGGTGCCAGTCTATTTCAGGTGCAGTAGAACCATAGTAAGGACTTTCTTTGAATACATCATTCAGAGATTCTGAACTAGCTGCTTGCAGAGCATCAATAGCCTTATTAGGGCAATCCTCAGACTTGGTTAATTTTATATACCAATTGAGGAAGTTAGGATGGAAGACCTTAAATAAGGTATATTTCTCTCCCTTAATATCAGTATAATCTACTCTATCTTCAGGAGACATACACTTTCTCTTTCTCTCATAGAATGGCAAGAATACAGGTTCAATACCAGAAGAACATTGAGCCATAATACTTACAGTACCCGTAGGTGCTACAGTACTCCAGCTAATATTTCTTCTGCCATATACTACCATTCTATTAGTCTCCTTATTATAATAATGGAATAGCCACTGATACCATAAGTTATTACCTTCTAAATCAGTAAATTCCTTGTCTACATCCCAAGCAGGGAAACTTCCTCTCTCCACAGCCATGTCAATCTGACAATTAAGCTGAGCCTTGAACATAATTCTCATGATGTGCTCTACTTCACTAAGCCCCTTGTCAGAGTCATATTTAAGACCTAACATTGCAATAGCATCAGCAAGTCCTGTAAATCCAAGTCCAGCTCTTCTACCTTTAATAGTAGTCTCTCTGATTCTGCTCCATAGGTTGAACTCCGTAAAGTCTTCTTCATCCTTTACAACATCAATAATCCTGTCTACAGCTTCAATCTCAAGGTCTACCAAATCATCAGCTAATCTTGTAGCCTCATAAGAAATCTCATACAACTTCTCTTTATTAATAGCTGCCTTGTCTGTGAAGGGATTATCAATGAATGAGGAAAGATTAAGATGAATCAACCTACAGCTATCAAAAGGTCCCATTGGTATCTCACCACAAGGATTAGTACTTACCATCTTGAAGTCATCATAAGAGCCATCAGGGGAATTGTGCATAGTATCTTCAAACATAATACCTGGCTCTGCTGTATTCCAAGCACAGTGCATAAGAGTATTCCAAAGTTCTCTGGCTCTTACTTTCTTAATGTAGAATATGCTATTACCATTCCTATGGTCTTCTAGATAAGCAAGCTTATTATACTCAACATCAAGATAGTCCTTAGAGAAATATGATAAGTCTTGATTTATAGGAAATCTCAATAGATAGTCCTCATCATTTTCTACAGCCTTCATAAACTCATCAGTAACCTTAACACTAATATTAGCACCAGTTACCTTAGTAAGGTCTTGTTTCTTTGTAATGAACTCTTCAATGTCAGGATGATTAATAGACATAGAAAGCATTAATGCTCCTCTTCTACCATTCTGTGCTACCTCATTGGTAATATCAGAACATACATCCATAAAACTTGCTGCACCTGTAGATGACTTAGCTGCATTATTTACACTAGCACCTCTTGGTCTAAGCTTTGATAAATCATAACCTACTCCTCCTCTTCTCTTCATTAATTGAGCTTGCTGACTTCTAGTTTTCATGATTTCAGCATAGCTATCTTTAGGAGAGTCAATTACAAAGCAATTAGACAGAGATACTAATTCTCCTGTTCCACAACCTGCCATAACAGAACCTCCGGGTATTATATATCTAAAGTTCCTAAACAGTTCAAAGATTGATTCTTCAGTCAATTGAGGTCTGTTATACCCATAATTAGACAACTTCAGCTTATCTTCAGGTTTTAATTGCCAATTATACTTTTCCTCAATCCTTGCAAACTCTTTAGCAAGTCTTCTATGTGTATCATCAGGAGTTATTTCTCCTTTAGCTGCATACTTATTTTGCCATGTAGATGCAGCCAATTCATCTCCTTTAAAATATTCTAAAACATTCATAGAGTGTTCAACCATTTTTTTAAATCATTATTACCATCCTCCTTTATACCAGCAGGCACTCTTGGTCTTGAAGAGAGATAATAAGAGAGTTCTTCGCCAATAACAAAAGGACTTCTCATTATTATTTGCTCATTCTTACCAAACTTCAATTCTCCCA